CAACCTTCAAATACGCAAACGAGCCACCGGCACAGGTAAGGCACAGTGGATCGATTACATGTTAGGTAAGCGAGCCGTCCCGTACGGATTCCCGGAAGCGTTCCTATGCTCGCCGTCGTTTACCTCTCTCGGGTTCCAATCACACCGGGTAATTGATATCGATGAGGCTGTGGCGTGGATCATGGTATTGTACCGGACGTGGAGTAAACCGTGGAAAGATCACAAGAGCATGCGAGTCCTGTACGATAACACAGGAGATGGGAAGAAGGACAAGGACGACTCGGCGCACGGGCCACCTAAGCCACCCGGTACCCTACTCCCGACTGATCGCAATAGTAAACTCATGTACCGAGCTGGGGTCGCGAGTAAGTTGGCTCGCGGTATCGGGTACGAGAAGGCGGTAGCCGCCGCGGGACATTTCCCTAGTGTTAAATCAATGGTCAACGCGAGCGCGGAAGAATGGGCGCTCGTATCTGGGTTTGGACGTGTCATGGCAACCGCGGTGTATGATAAGGTGAGAGAGGAGTAACGTGGGCGGCTGCAATAGCTGGCATGGTGGACATCGATGCTCTAACCCTGCCGAGTATAGACTACTGCACCCAGATGGATCATTTAATCCTGGCGGGTGGATCTGTGGCAAGTGTGCCGCCGAGGTAATTGAGGAGTATGCGGAGAAACTAGGAGAGACGTGGGATATCGCACCACTAGAGGAGTCAACCGGAATACCCGCGCCCGAGACAACGAAAGAGAGGACGTTTACCATGCCATTACAGTGTGATCGTTGGCCCCCGCCCTATACTGCTCGTTGCCCTAATCCCGCGCTCTATCGCCTCACTCGCACCCATCCCATCGAAGGAGTCCAGTACCTTGGCGGGCCGGTATGCGCGGAGTGTGCCGGGGTCATCCTGTCCGAGGAAGAGAACGAGAGAGTAGCGGCGGGCGGCCCGTGGGACGTAGAGGAGATTGACCCGGAAACCCTTGCCGCTGCCCACCTTGACCCCTTGCCTGAGAACGTACCTACCCCTCAGGGCGCTCCCCGATTCCTGTACACCATCCCTCCGATTCCCTCGAAGGTTGAACGGGTGACTAAGTACCAGAGAGCTACCGCGCCCGCCACTCCGCGCCGACGTAGTACCCACAGTACCATTGACGTTGCTGGACTTAATGAGGACATGTAAACCGCTATGACTTATCACTTCATCGAAGGCGATATATTCGACATACTCCCGGGGTTTGAAGATGCCTCGTTCGATGCTTGCTTTTGTGACCCTCCATACCACATTTCGTTTATGTCGCGTACTTGGGATAAAGGGGATGTTGCATTCCGTCCTGAGACTTGGGCAGAAGTATTCAGGGTACTTAAACCGGGCGCGCCATTGCTGGCATTCGGTGGCACTCGCACCGTCCACAGGTTGACGTGTGCGATTGAGGATGCAGGGTTTGAGATCCGGGATACGTTGATGTGGCTTTACGGTTCTGGGTTTCCAAAAAGTCACGATATAAGTAAAGGGATAGACAAGGCGCTTGGGCTAGAGCGAGAAGTGATCGGGCAGAAGATGCGCCCAGATGGTAAAGCAATGATTGACGCACGGCCCAATAACTTCGATGGATCATTAGAAGGTTGGGATAGGCCGTGGAAGAAAGATCGCGCAAAGGTTGAGTTACAAGCATCAATCACCGCCCCCGCCTCTCCCGAATCCGCGCTATGGTCTGGCTATGGTACCGCGTTAAAACCAGCATGGGAGAGTATTATACTCGCGATGAAGCCATTAGATAGCGGGCTCACGTACGCTGAGAATGCGATGAAGCATGGGGTAGCGGGGTTGAATGTAGATGGTGCTAGGGTTAATGTTGATGGTGAGCGTCCACACATACAGCGCACTAATGACAAGTCTCTAGATGGCGACGTATACGGTAGCGGTATAAATGGATCGAGAAGTTTAGGCACATTCAGTACCGGCCGCTGGCCCGCGAACCTTCTCCTATCCCACAGCGAGCAATGCGTTGAAGGCACAGATGAAATATATGTATGCGCGGACGATTGCCCTGTTAGGCTGCTGGATAAGCAGAGTGGACAGACACGCTCACCAGATAAACCAGTAACCCAAGGTGTCAACTCTCGCGGCAGCGGATATAAAGTCGCCAAGGAACGCATAGATGCTGGTGGTGTAGGCTACGGTGACCGTGGTGGTGCCTCTCGATTTTTTTACCAAGCCAAGGTTTCAACTCGCGAAAGAAACATGGGGGGAATCAATTGCTCCCATCCAACTCTCAAGCCTATTTCGTTATGTAAATACCTCGCAACTCTCATCCTTCCACCAGCCCACACCGATGGCTCCCCCCGCTCTCTACTCACTCCGTTCTCCGGCGCGGGCTCCGAAGTCTTGGGCTCCCTCCGCGCGGGCTGGGAGTATGTGATAGGGGTTGAGAGTGACCCGGAATCCGTGGCGTGGGCTGAGTGTAGGGTAGCGGCTGGATTGGGTGAGACGGTTCCCCCAATGCCGTCTGCTTTCGCCAAGGCGCCCAGATCAGGACAAGACACCAGCCTCAATCCCTCACCTAGAACGGCTAGACAGGGCAAGGGGACGAGAATTGACGCGGACGCCTTGAATGAGGGAATCGACTAAGGGTACTTGACAGGGTACCCTATCCATGGTAGCGTCCTCCTTAGAGGACTAAAGACTAGCGGGGGTCGCGAGACAAAAGGCCCGCCACATCTAAGCTGAGTCCGCCCCGTTTAGTCCTCTCTTGTGATCCCCTGCCGCTCTCCCGGATTCGCCGGAACGGGTGGCCGCCGTCATCTACTCTCGGAAGGAAGGTACTCACCCTATGCCCATCGCGAACACCGCCACACACGCCGCCAAGACTCCCGCCGCTCCCAAGCCCCCCAAGGCCGCTGGCACCAGCGTCAACAAGTCCGGTGCTCCCCGCGCCCCCAAGGGTCCCTCTCTCGTCTGGACCTCTGGCAAGGGGTCCATGGATGCCGTCCTCGTCAACGCCGCTCGCACTCAGGCCGCCGAGGGCAACGGGCTCGTGTACATTGGCCCGCTCGTGGACTCCCTCAAGTCCAGCCCGCTGTTCGCCGATGCCGTGGCCGCTGGCACCCTCACCCAGGCCAAGGTGAGTAGCCGTATCGCCAAGCTGCGGGCCTTCGGAGTCATCCTGCCCAAGAGCGGGCGCAACCGCTCCCAGGTGGACGTTGCGGGGCTCAACGAGGGAGTGGAGGCCGAGCTGGCCGCCGAGTAGGTCAAAGACCGAGACAGACCATCTCCTCGCAAGCCACGGGGTTGTGTACCGCCCGCCCCGTGGCTCTTTTTCGTCCAGCCAGCGCGTGGGTTCCGGGACGCGGTTCCGGGCCTAGGGCCTTGGGGTCCTTGACAGGGACCCCGGCCTGTGGTAAGGTGGAACCCGTGCTCAGTTGCTTGATAACGCGGTAGCGATGGGCCGAGGACGACTCGGTGGCATCTGAGCACAATTAAAAACGAGGTGACCCCCATGTTGCGATTCGTTGACGTGCGAGGGTACGGTACTGATGGCAGGTTCTCTTACTACAACACGGTCACAGGCAAGTATCTAGAACTAGACGGCGATCAGATATGGGATTCGATGCAAGAGGTAGAAGAGAGTCACACGAGCGACAGATCGGGGGCAGGGCTAGAATACCCGCTTGATCGACTTCAAACGATTACACCCCAATGGGCATTTATTCAGTCCACAGAAGAGGAGATGCAAGAAGCCATCTATAGATTCTACGGCGTGGGTGCTGTGGTAGGGCAGAGGCCATGAAAATTATAATCGGTGGAGTAAATCTCACCATCCCACTCGATCAGCGTATCGACGTAGCGCGGCAAGTGGTGGGCCAGCTAGAGCAGTGCGAAATACTCCCCGTGTTTGAGGGGATACCCGATCACGTCAAAGTGTGGATAGCCGATTGGGATGCAGGCGTGAAGAAGAGAGCACTTCGCCAGATGCTGAAGGGGGGACGTTGATGTCAATTTCTGTCAACCGCACCGGGTACCTAGTCACGTACTCTATCCCAGTCCGCGAGCTTGGTAAGGGTCCAGCCCCGCACGATGGCGGATACCGTACCTACGCCTGCGCCGACGAAGCCGCACTGGCCGCGCTTATCCTCCGGTTAACTGGACGTGAACTGAGTACGTATCCGAGACGGTCCACACACCCACAGTGGAAAGAAAAGAGCGAGAGCATCATGTGGACTATCCCCGGAGTCCAAATCGCGCACCCGCTCCATATCTACTCGACGAGTACAGGATGCGAAACGGAGATAGCGACAGTGTGCGGTCATGTGAGATTCGGGACGACACTCTCATGTGTCAAGGATTACGGGCACAAGGGCCAACACAACTACGGTAGAACCAAAAGGCACACGGCCCCGTGTTCGTAGCCACCGCAGCTAAGATCCACTCGGCTCGTTGTGGGGGATTCGCTACCGCTCCCATCGATGATCTCATCTTCGCCGCGAGCCATGACGGTTGGTGTCCATCATTCATCCACTGGCTGAGAGAGAATCGATATCTCCGGTGGCCCAACACCCCGGACGTACTCCGATACTACGGATGGGTGGCGAATGAAGATCTCACCATGGCGCGATTCGACACGGTACCCGGGTGGAAGTTTGCGGCGGCGTTGGATGAGATGGAACCAAGGAGTAACTGTTGACCGCGCGAGGTGACACCGTGACCCGCTTAATTACTCTTTCGATATCCACCTATATAGGTACATCGTTTCTCGCCACCCATTACTATGGACGCCTATACAATACCGCCGATGACGAATATTCCTCCATAGACGTAGAGCGTCCGATGACCCACCGAGAGATTGTCGCCGCGAACAAGGAAGCGGGGCACTCTGTATGCGAGCGCGGGGACATGACTAGTCGCCTTCTTAGTGAGGATGAGGTACATAAGGTGGCTATCAAGTGGTACAAGGCCCACTCCGATGCCTTCGATGATGCGGTACTCCTAGAGGGCCATTTCGCGTCGTGTGATCCCAAGAAGGCTATCGCCGGTCCACCGGATATCGTAGCGCGGATTAACTCCTTGTGGGAAGCATGGGAGACAATGAACGGATGGGACGGTGGTAATAGAATAGGTGCGCGAGCCGTGGCAAAGGTATGGGATGAGTTGATGAAGGAAATTAGGCAAGGAGGGATAACCCCGTGGACTCCGATCAATCCGCTATCCTAACTCTCCTCCGCGCCCGTGGCCCTCTAACAGTCTCCCAAATCGCGGATGCCATCTATCCCAATGGTACTGGGTTCATGGAAGATTGTGGCCTAAGCGCGGGAGACAAGATAGACCTAGAACTGTCTCGCCTACAATACTCGGTAGAAGAGATAGGAAGAGATGACGAGGGCGAAGGCATCTACTCCGCTACCACTCCCGAACGGTACGCGGAACTACGCAAGATTGCCCGCTGCGACATGGCACAGTGGCTTAGGGATGTTCGCTCTAAGATGCGGCGGAAGGCTAGGGACACAGACCAGGACCTATATAACGAGATTGATTACCACCTGTACCGAGCCACCCTTAGCGAGCGCCGCCATATCATGCGAGCGAGTAAGCGGCCAGTGGGGGAGATGGTAGCCGAGTTTAACGCGAAGGGTTTAAGGTGTATTAATGACATAGAGAGGGAGAAAGGTACGCTATGACAATCGACGAAGCCATCGCCCAGTGCGATATCCGCAATTACCGGAAAGATGTCAGATGGGTACCCAACCCCAATGAACCAGTCGAGTTTATCCCTGTGTACAGTGTAGATAGCGGCCAAGCAGATATCAGCGGGCCAACCGATGCACTATTAATGTTATTTATGTGCGGTGTAAGTAGTGTGGACGGTAATGATGTGATCCGCACTATCCGTACTCGTGACTATATATGTAATCCTGTAGATATCATGGTGATTAAGGTTGAGAGTACAACTGACAAAGAGTCAAGCCAAGGTAACATCATCTGGCGTCGGCCTACATCAGTATGATAGTAGTCCCTGGTGCTGGCCGCCTACCTAACCTCGTGCTGCTTTGTGGGGAAGCTCCCGGCGCACAGGAAGCCGAGAAGGGAGAGCCATTTATAGGACGTAGCGGGCAAGAACAAAGCTGGTATTTATCCCGCCACAACCTTAACGTCCGCAACTGGTATCGTACCAACGTCTCGAAATGCTGGCATGGTGATAATCGCGACCCCTCCCGCGAAGATATCGAGGAGTGGACTCCTGTACTCCTCTCCGAAATAGAACAATGCTCCCCCTCGCTCGTGATAGCAGTCGGGAGGTTCGCCGCTCGATTCTTCCTCGGGGAATCGGTAGAGATGGATATGGTTCACGGGCTACCCCATCGCCCCGGTGCCTTCGATCCCTCGCGTATATCCCGCGCGCCCAAGGGGTGTGTTATCCTGCCCGTGACGCACCCAGCTAGTGTCTTCCACGGCTCCGATGACAAGAAGAATGATATCCGGGCGCTGGTAGACTGGGATTACTCTCAGGCCGCGCAAGTGTTAGCTTTGATTAAATCCGGCCGCGCCCACGAGATAGACTACCGTGGTGACGAATATCCCAATCCGCACTATGAAGACGTATCGGGTCAATTCATCTCTGATTACATCGCCGCTAAAGTCACTCTCGGCGGGGTGCAATCCATGGCGCTTGACACCGAGGGAGTACCGGGCGCCGAGTGGTCTATACAGGTGAGCTTAGACCCAGGTGAGGGATTCTTACTCAGGTGCGCTCGCGATGACTTCCAGGTGGGGATAGCGGCATTACAGGAGGCGGTAGATAAAGGTATCTTGGTTATAACCCATGACGCCTCCACCCCTGCCGGCTGCTGCTACGATACCATCATGGCGCGCGGTATGGGGCTCGATTTATCCCGAGCATCCAACATCTTCAACACGATGACAGCGCTGTACCTATTACGTTTCGAGCCCCAAGGACTCAAGCCCGCAGCTTGGCGCTGGTGTGGCATGCGCATGACAGACTATGAGAGCCTAATCGGCGACATCGGCTACCGGAAGCAATTCGAGTACCTATGTAGGGTACTGGATTACCGAGATTCCCCTTGGCCTACAATTGAACCTCGAATGGTGCACGAACACGATGGCACCTCGCGCGTATATTCGCCCCATGGCATAGAGCAATCGGCCCGGAGTATCGTTCTCGATATCGCCAACGGTAAGCTAGACAAGGACGGGAATCCGCCCGATCCGTGGAAGCGATGGAAGCAAGTCCTACCGGAGATTAGAGAGATTACCTCGCGGGTGCTAGGCCCCATGCCTACAGGTAATCTAGGGGATATACCTCTAGAGGACGCCACTATCTACGCAGCTAAAGATGCCGACGCTTCCTTACGACTGTATTACGCGCTGTCGGATGAATTGCGGCGACGGGATCTAACACAGGCATAAACAGACATGCCAGCTTACTACAACGAGATAGACCCATTCGTGGCCAATTGGCTAGAGTGGCTAGTTAAAGTTGAGATGATCGCGGATGGCGTGGTAGATAGGCGCTCTATCAAGGACGTTATGCCAAGTGACTTGAACGGGTTTACTCAGTGTCATTTCTTCGCGGGTATAGGCGGCTGGTCGTATGCGTTACGGTTGACTGGATGGCCCGATAATAGACCCGTGTGGACAGGCTCATGCCCATGTCAACCGTTCTCAGGTGCAGGGCTAATGCTGGGAGAGAATGATGATAGGCACCTCTGGCCAAGTTGGTTTGATCTCATTGCGCAGTGCCAACCTCCAATCATCTTTGGAGAACAAGTTGCAAGCCCGCCTGGACGTGAATGGCTCGATACTGTATCAGCTAATTTGGAAGCATTGGACTATGCCATCGGGGCGGCGGATCTGTGCGCTGCGGGCATCGGTGCCCCGCACATCAGGCAACGGCTGTGGTTCGTGGCCGAGTCCACGAGCGACCGATACGGGGAGACGCGGATGGAAGCCGAGTCCCGGAGAGGGCAATGTACAACTCGACAGGATGGCAGCGATGTGGCTAGCGGGGTATCCAACACCAAACACCCGCGATCACCATGCACAGGGGGCAACCCACAACACGAAAGCTCAATCGTCGTCACTGGCAACAAAGTTAGAGAAGAAAGCGCGGCCTATGGGCTGGCCAACCCCGATGGCAGGAACACCGAAACAGAAGGGTTACAACGAAGCCGGCAACACGGACAGCAGCCGAAAGACGGTCGCACTATTATCAGGTTGGCCCACGACTCGTTCCAGCGATGCAGAGAAGAACGTGCGAACGATAGAAGGGAGCGCCCGCGAGATGGCAAGGAAGGGCACAGCGCAGGACTTGAACCAAGCGGCGACACTAACCTATGGGCCTTGTGCGAATGGCTCCCATACTCAGATGGTAGATCGCGGCCAGTTGAACCCGGCACATTCCCGTTGGCTCATGGGATTCCCCGACGTGTGGGACGATTGCGCGGATATGGTAACGCGATAGTACCTCAAGTCGCCGCTGAGTTTATAGGTGCATATCTGGATACAGAACAATGACTGGCCGCCACACCACCATGGAAGAGTGTATGGCGGTACTCCCGATATTCGAGGAGATGCAGCGGAATGGTATGCCCGCATCCCGATCATACTTCGAGGCCCTATCCGCCGAGATGTGGCAGCGTATGTCCACGGTTCAACGACGTATATCCACGGAATACTTCGATGGCCGCCCGTTCAATCCCAATTCCACCAAGCAAGTGGCAACCCTTCTCCGTCGTCGCGGACTCGTGGGGCATAAGCGGACCCAAGCGGGCGCTGTATCTACCTCCGAGAAGTCCATAGGGCACTTGCAATTCACGGACCCCGCGATTCATGACGTATTCGAGTGGCGGGAGTACGAGCATATCAAAGACGCATTCTGTCAACCCATCTTAGGTAAATTCGACCCCGCTAACCCGGACGATATCCAACCCATCCGGTGTGTTATCCGTACTACTCGCATCCCTACGCGGCGGATAGCTGCTAGTGACCCTAATCTACTCGCTATGCCGGTGCGCACCGAGGAAGGACGTAAAGTGCGAACCGGGTTCATATGCCCCGAGGGTGAGGTATTCGGAGCTTGGGACTACTCGCAATTAGAAATGCGCTGCATGGCGCACGAATCGCGCGACCCCCTCATGTGTCAACTGTTTTACGAGAATCGAGATATCCACACCGAGACAGCGGCTCGAATATTCAAGATACCGCTAGATCAGGTAGATAAGTTCAAGCATCGTATCCCGGCGAAAAATTCGGGATTTGGAATTCTATATGGGATACAAGGCGAAGGACTGTTAACCCAACTCCGGATGCTCGGCATCGAGGGATGGACTAAAGAGTCTTGCCAAAAACTAATCGGTGACTGGTTGGACGTGTTCCAAGGAGTAAAAGAGTACATCGCGCGGACAGCGGTAGAGGTGGCGAAAGTCGGCTATGTGCGGGACTACTCAGGAGCCTATCGCTACATCCCTGGAATCCGCCACTACGACCGCAAGATAGCCGCAGAGGCCGCACGGTTAGCAGTGAGTCAACGTATCCAGGGCTTGGCGCAAACCATGATACAGCGAGCGATGATTTATCTCCGGCCCCAGATACGCTCTATGCAGGATAGTGGGCTTAACGTTAAGTGGCGCCTTCAAGTGCATGACGAATTACTTAAGTCGTTCACCCCGGACTTGTGGGAGCCATTAGATTACATCGTCCGGGATGCGTTAGTTAACCACAGCGGGATAGAGTTAAGAGTGCCGATAGAGTGTGAAGGTAAGTACGCCTCTAGGTGGTCTGATCTTAAGTGAGGTTAAGGCTATGCCCTACGCTAATATAGAAGTTGGAAGAATGAAAGCCAGAGAGAGGTATCTCAGAAACAAGGAAGCTATTGACTCTGCATCAAGAGAATACTATTGGAAGAATAAAGAACGAATAAACTCCAAGAGGAGAAAACCAATCCAAAGTGCAAGCGAAAGAGCCGACCATTTAACTGCCAAACTAAGGGCTAGGTTCCAGAGTTACCTACGTCGTAATAAGGTAACTGGGTGCTTAGAGTGGATGGGCTATAAAGATGTTCACGGATATGGTAAACTGTGGATAGGTAGCCAGAAAGATGGCACCCTTAGAAAGGAAATGTCTCATCGCGTTGCGTGGATTCTAGCTGGTAAAGAGATTACACCAGAGAAACCATTTATCCTGCACAATTGCCCATGCGGCGACAATCCCTCGTGTTGCGAGATCGCGCATCTATGGGATGGCACAGCAGCAGACAATAATACCGATAGATCAAGAAAGGACAGAAGTAGACGCAGTGAGCTAGGACTCCCTAGAGGTGTTCAACCAAATTACACTCAGAAGGAATCTTACCAAGCCCGTATTCAAGTGGGCAGTAAGCAAATCTACATCGGATCGTATAGCTCAATCGAAGAGGCTAGGCAAGCTGTAGAAGCTGCCGGCGGATGGAGACAAGAAGAGAGCGGCGGCGATGCCACCACGTAACCGTCACCGCCACTCTATCCCCTCGCGCCGTCGTAATCGCGGGTACCGATTTCTCCCCCTCGTGGCGTCCGTGCTAAGTTGTCATCTTGTGATCTGGTCAACCCGTAGATCGGGGATTCTAGGCCCCCCAAGAAGACGGGCCTTGACAGGGACCCCCCGAGGATGGTAGTCTTTTGGGGCGATGAGCGAGCGAGTAGAGGACCGACAAAACGGGGCAGGGTGCCACCTGTCACGGGCAGCGGCTCGGCAACTGGGCGATGACCCGGATACACGGGCGAACCCGGATACCGTGGCATGCGACAAATCGGTCGCCGTGGCACACGGACAGCGGGAGACGGTGGACGCATACTCTCGCCGCTTGCCCATCGCGTTGCACCTTTGATCTAATTCACTAGCCAATGTACCAGCCAACCGCTATCGAGATCGCCCGTCACGGCTACACCGAATCGGACGACGCATTACGCCTATCATTCGGTGCGTACTTCCGCGAGTGTGAGAGGGTGTTTCTAGAGAGATTAGAGGAACTGGTGTCTCAAGAGATCGCTAAGCAAATCACCGCGGATGGGTACGGGATCAAGGTCTAAACTCGCCATGGACGCCGTTACTAGGCTATTGGACTTCCTCGATGCCATCTTTAATTCTAAGGATGAAGATCCGCACGTTATCCCATATGCGTCCAGTTGGGATATCGACGTATACGATAAGTCACCTCTAGGCAACGGGTATACGATGTGGGAGACGGGTAAACGGTTGCTCGCGGACGCCAAGGCGGAACTCAACTCATGAAATGCCTATTAGGTACGGACGATTGGGAGGTGATCTATCTCACTGTTTGCGTACCTCTCGTACACCTTAACATCGATGGACAGAGCATTCCAGAAGTCGTCCCAAGCGAGCGCTCGCTAAGCGCGTCGTTCGATACCGTTGAAGCAGATGTGCCCGATGAGTTAGTGGCCAGATACCTTGCCGCTAATAAGGAATTCGAGGAAGTGCAGCACGAGTTGTCTAATATCTTGGGCGACGATGCACGGGACGCGATATGTCGATAGGGCTACTACCATGTCGATAGACGTACAAGGGCTTAACCAACTCGAGAACCCCGCGCATTATTCCACCGCGGAGGGCGACCCCACTTTACATAGTTTGCAACGCTCACGAACGAGACGGCAACCGGGCGAGTGGGAGGAGTTATACTTCCAATTTCTCTGCGAGGGTAAGACTCGCGAAGTGGCCGCCGCGCTCGCTGGGGTTACTCGCCAGGCTCCATTTCTCCGTCGTAAATCCGATGTGTACTTCGCCGAGATGGAGTATGCCAGCGTACAGATGGGTACGGCGGATTTATTGAATGATGCGCGGGATGTAATCAAAGAACGGGCGCGCGGGTATGAGAGAGTATTGATCCATCTACTATCTCACCGAGGGGTTAACGCTAAGACTATCGTAGAGACGAGTGGACCAAATGGTGGGCCACAACAAGTCAACGTGACAGGTGGCGTGGGTGGCGTGGGCGCGTTTGACATTGACGCTATCCCAATGCCGATTGATGTTAAGCGAGCGGTGGTCGCGCGCATGGAAGAGATTGAGGCGATGATAGCACCGTACCGGGGGAACATGAATGGACCAAAGCCAAATGTGGGGCAGCTTGCTACTGGAGATCGCGGTAATGGGGTTAGCATTCTTGGTGGGGTACGTGGGGATGCGATGGATAGACAGGAGAAGGTAATCAACGTAGCACAGGCACAGGTTACCGCACAGTCCCGCCCGCGCCCGCTTGTGAGGTTACCGATATGAGAGCCCGTGAACTGTGCTAGTAATCACACAGAGGAGTATTATACTTGGTGTGTCGAAGGCGTGGGATACCCAATACGGCGGTACTCCCGATGACCCGCACCACGAGCTGATAGGCAAGCGCCTACGTGAGCTTGATCTGTCTACTGCATCCAAGCGCACCGTAAACAAGATCATCGGCAATGACTCGTGGACTAGGCTGCCTGCTTGTGATGAGTGTGGACAGAAGAATGTACCTGTGTCTGTGCGCGTAGGCCAGGAGCCTGACTGGGAAAGCCGCACCGCTACCTTGTGTGTGCCGTGTCTATGTAAGGCTGTAAAGGAGGCAGAGGCTCAACTCTCTGCGATTGCGGCCTATGGCTAATTCCGCCTACGCTCTCGACTACATTAACGGTGACTCACCCGACTCCCCCGTCCGTGGAGCCCACGATGGATTCCACGATTTAACCCGCCGCCACATTAGCCTAATCCCACTAGTCAGCCGTTACCGGGGCCACGAGCGCCATTTAGAACGGTTGATCGATCAATGGGAGACGTTAGATAGAAAGGTGAGCACCGATGGAGTTGCGTAAACCATTGGATAGAAAGGAGTCATCGCAATGATTGTGGCTTGGATGGGCGCCATCCGAGTGGAACCTGAAAAGGTTGGAGGCTAGATAATGGGTAACACTGCCGCTGAGCACGTACTCCGCACGATAATGACTAATGCTGAGTACGACGGTGTAGTCGAGCAGTTGATGGCCATCCGCGCCGAAGTACTCAAATCGCAAGAATCTGGCAAGACCATAACCGTGTCAGGTTCTTGGTGGCGTCCTTCGCACCTATTACCATTCTCCGCGCTAGATCCTCCAATTGATAAGTACAAGCCAGGTAATATGCACATCGACCTGCACATTGAATTCCTCGGTACTGAAGAAAGGTAGGATAACCCACCTATGAGCAACGGAGCCCCTGAGCACGTACGTATCGCCGCTATATCCCCTCTCCATAGCCGCGATCACAAGTTCCCTATCATCCTCGACGATTACGCCGACAACGGGACCGTAAACCAGAAGCTTCTATCCTCTGCCAACTCTCTCGCGGTGTCGGTCCTACGTCCAGACCTCATCTCTGCACTAGTCGCCCAGCGGCGCCTGTTGAATTACCTCACTCTCCAATCCACCCATGGTCATATGTCCCTCGGTACTGGCCACTTCGATATCAACGAGCAATTTGCATCCGATCCTCATGCCGCGTTACATGGTGGGTGGGCGGCGATGGCCCTGTACGAGACTCACCTAGCCCGGGATCAGTTCCATATCGATCGCCTCACCCCCGCTCTTGCAGCGGCTATGATCGATTGGTGGGCGGCCCACTTACTCGGGCTGAGCCACTTCTGGGTAACGGGTGCCGGGGTCCGCATGCCATGCGCCCGCGCGAAATTTCTCCCAGGCCAGTTTACGTGGGAAAGCCGAGTGTACGCGCGTGTGATGTTAGGCGAGAGCGGACACACGGCGGCCCAGAAGTACGGGGGTATCCCACCGGGGGCTAAGTACGTATTCGATGTGGTGTTAGAATCGTGTAAGCCACTATTCCCAGCGATTAAGGCGAGAATGGCTACCGTGGCGCTGAAACTTGGTAACCCGATTAGGCGATGGGATGGCGCCGGGCCTAACGGTGGATTCGTCGCCGCGTACGTGAGGGACAGTCCAGATGTAATGGCCCCGATGGGTTGGTGTATCGTAGATGGCCAAGGAAAGATCACAGGTAATAACAGGTTGCTATCGGAGGGGTTCAATACGTCGGGACCCGAGCCCAACGGACTACCTACCATAGTAATCGGATAACCCGGGTGAACAACAACGAGATATATGAGTGCGGGTGTGGGTGTACGTGTTAGGGAATGGAAGTGTACAACCGATATGAAAAGTTGGACAGATAGCAGATTCGGTAATCGCCTCCATAAATCGTGGTGGAAGCGCAGACATTACTTAGATCATACGATGGAACTGTCTCATTGGCCGTGGTGGATGTTGCGGCGTTGGTTGAAATGGTTCACATGGCGTATACATCTGGGCTCATTCTGCACTGAGATGTGCCAACGGTGTGGCCGTTGTCAACCCTTGGTATGGTGGGCTGATGATGAGATATGGCAAATAGTGTCCGGGGTAACTGGGCCGAGCAGAGGTGGCGCGTATTGTCCTGAGTGCTTTGATTGTCTATTTAAGCGAAAAACTGGCATTCTTTTAAGTTGGGCACCGGAGATCCATGAAGCGCGCATAGAGAGGTGGGATAAATGGAGAGCGGAGAATAAATGATCGACGACTCTCCATACGGGCGCCCACGACTCCGCGCTGAGCACGCTAAATACATGCGCGCAGATGCCACCATTCGTAACCTTCGCCGCCACGATCACCACTACGATAACCCTATAACCGGCGAACCCAACCGTATTGCGTGGTGCGCGTACTACCGTGAGCAACTAATTAACCTTGGCGTGATAGTGCCTACCGGCATCGTGTCGGACTCTGGCACTGAGCAATAAGTCAACCGTACAACCGTACAACCGTACAACCGTACAACCGTACAACCGTACAATGTACAACGAAAGGTAGGTAACCCACCACCATGAGCCAGACATTTAACCCTCCCAAGTCCGTTGCCGAGTGCGCCGTCAACGCGGGGCTCGGCCGTACCCAGTGCATTAGTTACTTTACCCCCGATGGCATCCAAACCAAATCCACCCTCGCTGGCACCATCGTCCCCGAGCATCATCTAGATTTCTCGGGGGATCGGCATGTGCTCGCCGATTCGATGGTGGCCCGCTATGGCAAGGGGCTTGGATTCCCGTGGGAGCACGCTACCCCTGGTAACCCTGTAGAGTTCACGCCCACTCCTGTCTACGCTTACGCGGGGGATTTAGACGAACTCAAATGGGGTGTGACGGGGATGGTGCTCACCGCCTTGCTGTTCGGTGGGTGGTTCGGGCGCAGCGGGCTAGTTCTCCCGTACACCCTCACCGTGGAGGACGCTGCTGATATTCTCGTGCTGTGGGATTTAGCGGTGGCTCTGGGCCAGTCCTCTGGCGGTATCAGCAGCGTGGGAGGGGTGTCGATATTCCCGGCCGCCATCGTGGTGGACACGCTCCCTACCGAAGGCGTCCTCACGGGTCAACCATACCAAGTCAAGTCCACGGGCGAAGTGTGGATCTATAACGGGACGAAGTGGAATAGTCAAGGGGTGCAAGGCGCGGGTGCAGCGGGTGGAACGGGCGCGGGCTCTGGCACCGTCTCACTCGCCACCCTCACTGCTGCCGTCGTGGGTATCCAAGCCCAGATGGCCACACTCAAGAAGAAACTGGGGATTAAGTAGAGTAAGACACACGCCTAGACATCAACTAGACATCAACACACACCGAGACATTAAAACCACAAGGAGCCACGACGATAACCATGAGACACCTAACTCGATTCATTCCCATCGCTCTATCTACTTTCATCCTCACGGTTGCTCTACTCGCGGGCTCTGGGTGCGCTGCCACGAATGCAGCCATCCACTCGGCAGCGGGTACCGTGGCGAGCGCCACCACAGCAACAGGGGTAACCGGACAAGTGGGGCAGCTCCAAGTCCTCACTGGCAACTTGGACGCTGACTTGTTCCGCGCCCTAATGTCCATCCGTGCGGGCCTCATGCAGTTCTCCGTAGCGGCGGCGGGTGACCCTGCTCTAACCGTTATCGCCAATAACCAGATAGCTAGGTTTAACTCGGCCGCCGCTGAGATAGTCCATTTCCGGGCGCTGTTTGGGGTGGTGAATGCAGCGGTGAGTGAGGGGGTGAGCCTACAGGGGCAACCGGTGGACTGGACTCAGCTCACCCCGATCGGGCCGGTGGGGACGGCGCCCCCGGTGAGCCCTGCCACGAGCCCGAGCCCGAGCGCCCCTGCACCCAAGCCCCCGGGCAGGTAGATCGGGGCGCAGGCGTCAACGTAGCGTGTGCGCGCCCGGGGTGGAATCGCTGTGGTGCCTGAGTGTGCCGGCCGGCGGGACCTCCCGGGCGTTTTCTTGTCTACTCAGTCGCTTCAATACTTCCGTGAGCTTGCCGGCCCCTCTAGTCCTTGACAGGGACCACCCGCGCGTGCTACGCTCAGTCTTTCCGGCACCGTGAATGGCGCGCCCAAGCGAACCCGATAACCTCGAGCCTGCACCTGTGATAGGTGGTACAGGCTCTCGATTATTCTGTTGCTATTGCCAAGTGTATGCTACCGTGCCACACCATTGCCCCGACCGAGTACACCATCTCGCTGGTATCCGTTACTCCTGCGCGCCATACAGATCCGCGAGTAGTAACCAGGTTGACATGTTCTCTGGCCGCCGATCGTTACACATGGGCGAGATGGATTAGAGCATAATATAGCCAATGAATACAAGAAACCCAACTCCGCTAAGCGCTCTCGCTCCTCCCGCTCCTCCCGCTCCTCCCGCTCCTCCCGTCTCTCGTTCTGCTGTATTCATCTCGCCCACATCTCGCCACACCGTTACCCCGTTCGACTCTACACCCGACACGTATACGTTAGATGGGGTGGTGTATCAATACGTTGGGACTTCGGATGGGGCGGCGTTCTACATGACGGATGAGCAGATAGATAAAGCTGGGTATGCTCTTGCATCTCCTCGATACCTTGATTCGTTTGTCACATGTAACGGGTTGGGGCCTTGGTGTGAGCAATGCGGCGATTGTCTCGTGTGTTACGGTGAGGACGTATGTACGGTTACCGGAGAGCCGCACTCGTGCCCATAAAGCAACCCGAGACACCTGTGCCACCGAAGCCCGCACCACCCCGCAGTAATCTAATCCATCTCCCTGTTGGGGATCACGGATATACGCGAGGTAAGAAGGAACGCAAGCAGCATGAGCACTCGGTGGGGTACGGTACTGAGGACTTCGATATTATCGATGAGTTAACCGTTAACCGAGATCAGTACTCAGTGGGGCCAGAGGACAAGTGCTTTAATCTATCTATGCTCGACTTCCCGTCCTTATGCTCTATCGCGGTTAACGGTATCAAGGCTCGAATGGGGTTAAACAGTATTCGTATTGGGGTTCACACGATCATATCATGTTGCATAGCTAACGCCATTACCATCATAGATAAACGAGATCATACACGGCAAACCCTAGAATCACGGGAGAGATTCGATCTCAGTAATCCCGACGCCGATGGTTATATAATCACTCAACTTAATAAGTGGTTCGATCAGTTTGCGGGGGAGATCGTGTTCAGCGGAGAACGGCAGAATATTAAATTGCCGCTTGGAGTGGGGTCTAGCTTGAGCGAGCTGTCAAAGGGGTTGGGGTTGGGCAATCCCACCATGGCAGTCATATGCTCTATGCTTACACTAAGTACTCAGTCGTCCGTTAATCGCCACCATAGGGCTGCCATGAGCCGACACGTAGAGGACTTCTACCAGTTGATAAGAGTGAGGATAGATGGGATTGATGCGCTGATGGAGAGGTTTAACCTGTGACTAGGAGCAACGTTAGTCACTCTAGTCATGTTCTAGGAAATGTGACTAGGATGACTAGCACCTATTCGATTGGCGTAAATGCGGCGTATTTTAGTCACTTAGTCACGGATTACTCACGCGCGCACGCGTACATTACTTCTCTAGAGGAGCCCCCAGCCCATGAAGCCCACACCTAGAACCCCTAAGCGTGCAACCCGAGAGAGTAATCGCCCGAGTAACCGATGGTGGAAAATATGGGTAAGCGGGGAGTCTGATGACTTGATGGCAGTAAGGTACTATGGCACTAAGAAAGATGCACTAGATAAAGCAGCCGTGCATTTCTTGTGCCAGGTTAGCCATCTAGAAATAGTTGAACCCAAGCTAGCAGAAATAGTTGAACCCAAGCTAGCGAGTGTGGAGGATTGCTTACACAATCTTATCGACCATCCTCGACATTACACGAGCCACCCCAGCGGAGTTGAATGCATAACCATCATCGAACACTTCACCCATAACGTTGGCGCGGCGATTAAATACCTGTGGCGAGCGGGGTTGAAGTACCCGAGTAACACAATGACTTACGCTGAGATACAGGAGGCACGGCTAGAGGATTTACGTAAAGCCAAGTGGTACATTAACCGCGAGATTCAACGTAGACTAACAGAACGAGAGAACAAGGCGCGCGAGGTGGTGAATGACTAAGCGGTTAACTGGACTAGGCTCATCCCCTCTTGACGCCATTGGAGTGGATACTGGACCCGCTCACGATCACCCAGTAGATAAACTCCTGCGAGGTAAGGCGACAACGAGAGATTACGATAAGGAGTACCGTATACCCCCATCGCTAGTGCCCCCCATCATTGCATGGAAGTGTACTAGGTGTAAGCGCATATGGAGCACAAGAAACACGCCCGAGATGGGAGTTATGCCATGTTCTGAAACCGGATGGGCGCACGAGATAGAACCCGTGAGAGCGCCAAGAGGTCAGGAAAGGAGTTAACCCGCGCATGAGCGACGATTTAACCTGCAACCCGATACCGATACATGACACACCTATAACCCCCACGCCAATCTACCGTGGAGAGTTATCCGAGGTACGCTCCCAACTCTCCGAGGTGCTAGCCAAGTTACAGATAGCCCCAGCTGGTGCCAGTGCCACACCTGCGCCGGTATTCTCCGTACTAGACTTCATCACGCTAATGTCCACCATCGAACGTACCGCGTTGGACGTGGCATGGCAGAGTGTACCCAAGAACGCACCCACCGCGCAATTGACGGATTGGTTGACGCGGGCGGAGGTGGTAGCCAAGTACATGCGGCGGCGATTGGGGTTACCGGAGAGTGTGGTGCAAGCGCCGGTGCCGCCCATTACTACGTAACATTTGCCCTATGCCTATTGCACCTCGCTCTACTGTCGAGCCTGTGCCCCCTCTTACCTACGCGGGTGCTATACAGGAATTATCTCGCGCCGATCAATGGCAAGCATCCCTAGCCCGAGACTCCCTCCGCGATTTCATCAAACAGAATTGGACAATCGTAGAGCCCATTAAGAAGCTTATCTGGAACTGGCATCACTATGTATTCTGCGATGTGTTAGAACAGATTACCGCTGGCAAGATACGACGTATCGTAATTAACGTGCCCCCAGGTAGCTCGAAAAGTCTTTTTGCATCCGTTTTTTGGCCAGCGTGGGAATGGGCTAAAGATCCATCTCTCCGCTACCTAACCGCGTCCTATACCGATGCCAACACCATCCGAGATAACCGTAACGTTAGATTCATCGTTACCTCGGATAACTACAAAAAGTATTACTGGGCCAACCCCACCCACGTAGACTTGGTGGCACTCGACGCTGCCCAATCCGCCAAGATTCGATTTGACACCACCGCTAAGGGTTGGCGTATCGCTACCTCTGTCGGCGGCATCGGTACCGGCGAGCACCCTGACAGAATTATTATCGATGATCCGTTGAAGGCTAAGGATGCCGACTCCGATGTAGAGTTAGCCGCGTGTCAAACATGGTTCGACGGTACTATCTCCACACGTGGCGCGAGCGAACGAATCGCGATAGTGGTAATCATGCAGCGGTTACATAGGAGAGATCTAAGCGGGTATCTATTGGGTAAGGGTGGCTGGGATCACTTAATGCTCCCGATGAGATTCGATCCCAAGCGGGCCGATCCAAGGGACATGAGAACCCAACCGGGCGAATTATTGTGGCCAGAGTTGTGGACGGAAGCGAAGGTGCGACAAGAGGAGATAGACCTAAACCAATTTGGGGCCTCGGGGCAGCTACAACAAGATCCAGTACCAGCCGGTGGTGGCCTATTCAAACGAGAGTGGTTTACATTCGTGGATCAATCACCAGCCCGGTGCCGCCGATGCCGAGGATGGGATACCGCAGACACCCCCGGCGGAGGCAACTGGACGGTTGGAACTAGGTTAGGGTACGATGATGAAATGGGCGACACCTACATAGAGCACAACATCCGAGGGCAATGGGGGCCAGGTGAGGTATCTACTAATATCAAGATGGCAGCCGAAATGGACGGGGTAGCATGTCTTATTCGCGAGGGCAGCGGGAGTGGTAAGGCTACAACCGAGGCGAGGGGTAAGATGCTAGCCCGGTACGATTACGCCGCTGCCCCCGAGACTACCAAGACGGGTAATAAGATTCAACGAGCTAGCCCATTCCGTGCGCAGTGTGAGCTGGGTAAGGTTAAGATAGTGAGAGGACCGTGGAATGAAATGTATATTGATGTGTTGTGTTCGTTTCCTGTTGGGGTTGTGGATGATGACGTGGACAGTACGAGCAACGCGTATAATGGACTCGTGGGAGATATGGAAGCAATGGATGGATTAGGGGTGACATGGTGAAAGGAGAACTACTTCGATGGACAACGTTGAACGGTTGAAACTGTACCCCCATCTGGTCGATGAGTTGATAGCGCAAGTGGACGATTTACTTATCAACGAGGATTGCCCATGTGCGCGTACACATCGCCACCCATGCCCACGATGTAAGGTAACTATCGTGCAAGCACAGGAATTACTTCGGCGGCTCTGGTACAGGCGAGGGTAATCTGGTCCTTGACACGGGCGCGGGCTCCGTGCTACGCTCGCCCACAATGACCCTGCGACGGTTCTTCGGCAAGTCTCCCCCGCTGGTAGGGCGCCCCTCTCCCGTCCTGATGACCAGCGGGGGAGCTTTTTAATTTCACCCCGTCAACCCTTGTCAATCCGCATGCGCATCCCCGACATCAACGTAGTCGTCAACTTCTCCGAAGAGGACCGGGATTTAATCCGCTCGGTACTCATCGGGCTAACCAGACTGGAGATCCTAATGTCAAAGAATACCGATGCACTCGCCGCCTTGGAAGCCATTGAAACCACTCTCGCCGCCGATGAGGCTCTAGAAGAGAGCGACCTTACCGCGTTGACCGCTGAGGTTACCGCGTTGAAGGCTCAGCTGGCCACCGCCACCGCCGAAGATAACTCCGCTGAGATCGCCACGACTACGGCCGCGATTACTGCATTGGATGCCAAGATCAAGGCGAGTATTGCAGCGGCGCAGGGAGCACTACCGCCAGCGCCACCCGTGACCCCTCCTGCTACAATATTGCCGCAGGGTATTGACAAGGGGCGCGCTCCGGCCTAGAATGGATCACATGAGCAGCTTCCTTTCCGCCGCCGCCGAGCAGCACCTCGCCCGCCTACAGCGAATCGTCTCCGCGGAGCGCATGTTGCGAGAGTACCCTGATCGATGCATGGCAATGAGGATGGCACTAGGGATGAAACGTCCTGCGCTCGCGGAAGCATTGGGAGTGACAGATGACACCATCGCGAACCGAGAGACGGGACGCCATTCACCTGTAGGGGAAGCAGCGGTGGCTCATCTTGAATACCTAGAGCGAGCCATCGAGATAACCCATACACCTAGAGCAAGGGTCGAGGCAATCTATCGGGAGCTTTACATGGCGCGCGGTGGACCACCTCGAATACCGCGAGAGAGAACGAGCTACAATGAATGCTCCCGATAAATCCTCCCTCGCCGCAGAACTAGACGCGGTGGAACGTGAGCGTAGATCCCTTCACGGCGGCACTCGATTAATCGGGTGGGTTCCTGACACCCGAAACCAGGACACTCACACTCACCCTGATCGCTTAGTGCTGTCGGATCGCAACGGTAAGCCGGTCCATAAGGAGCAAGTCATCCGATCGCGCGATGGGAGACTGTACCGGATCGCGGGTGATGGTAGCCTACGGAGAATTAAACCCAACAGTGGGGGTAAGCCATAGTGCCATTCATCCAAATCGACATGAGTGCTTTCTCTGGACTCACTGGCAACTATAAAACCTACGTGGCGGCGTTCGTCGGCATCGTGGGTAATGCCCTCGCGGTGTTCCATGTCGTCACTCTCACGCCTGATCAACTTCTCTCGGCTAACGCGGTCGTCGGGATGGTGGTCGCTATATTCCTCCGAATGGGTGTGAAGAAGGCACAGGTGGCGGCGGCGGATGCCACGAGCGCCGCGAATCGGGCCGCCACTACAGTAGCGATGGCCGCTAATTCAATACCAATACCTAAACCAGTGTCCACCGCTCTCCCCTCTCTCGCTGCTGACATGACAGAGCATGCAGGTACCAAACTGTAAACTGTAAGGGGTGCGCACTTATGAGGCATACTATGCGAATTGTCACCATGGTTTCCACTGTGCTCCTACTTGGCATCGTCACCCTTGGTTGTCGCTCGATCAACCCCGGGCCTCACTCCTACTGGATTGGCAGCGTCAAGGCCGATTGCGCTGCCCTCTACGACCCCACCACCAATCTGGCTTGGCACTGCGGTCATCCCCCGCCGCGCGCGGGCGCTGGCCACGCCTGCGGCCCCTCTTCGGACGAAACAGCCCAGCTGCAAGCTGAGCTGCTGGCACTGAGCAGCAAGCCCGGGGCGCCTTCCACCACGGGTGACGCCATGCGGACGCGCATCATTGAGCAGGCGCTCTCCGGCCCGAGATTCTGCCCCAGCCCAGATGTCTTCTGCGGGTACCCTGTCGATTGTAAACTCAATACGGCCGGGGTGGTGAACGTGGGGGCTAAACCGTGATCCTCATTCCGGCCTGCATCCTCTGCGCTCAGGTGTCGATCGGCAAAATCATTTTGCTGCCGCGACCAGCGTGCTTCACCTTCCGCTATGGTGGCGTCGAACTGCAAATTTGCGAGCATGGCGGTGCCCAGCAGGAGCAGGCGCAGGCCGCGCCGGAGGAAGGGCGATGAGGGCCACCTACGGACCTTTCCTGCCGTCCAAGACGAGACGGCGCTCGCGCAAGGCGATACCGCGGAGGGCCGCTCCTGCGGTTGTCACGCTGGCGTTCCTGGCCGAGGCGTTCCCGCGCGAGCGCCGTGCGCTTACCGCTTGCAGGCGCGGTCTGGGCGTTCAGACGGGATACGAGCCATGATGACCCGCGCCCCCTGCCTGCTCGCCCTCGCCGCCGCGTTGCTCGCCGGGTGTGCATCCACCCCTTGCTCTAATCCCATACTATCCCACTCGCGCCATATCGATATCTCCTCTGGCACTGATATCCCAGGAGTAGTCTTGGGTGTGGTAGTCAACATGTGCGTGGAAACGGAGCGGGCTAATTGGGGTGCAGGTAAGCAAGAAGGCCGCCCCCACTGCTGGGTAAAGGTGAAGGTAGCACGGACGACGGGCGATCTAGGTTCTTGGTTTCGTGATTCCCGGTGGTTTGGCAATGACTGTAGCGGTGTGCCATTTAACCCTGGTGATCTCGTGTGGGTGCCGCTAGGTGCCGGTGTTATAACCCATAGGCGATACGATTTTGACGCTATGGCCGCGCACGAAGCAGGCCACGAATAGGGCAGGGTCCCCAGCAATGACGGGCACGCAACGTACAAAGCGCACAGGGCGCCGTGTTATCGATACCACTAGCACTGGAATACCTGTGGACGCTAGTGGCGGTCCAACCATTGACCCCACCGCCAATGTCCTCAACTTGGTAGAGGCGGCTATCCAACGCCAGGACGACCTCCGCAATCTTACCGAGAGATACGCTAAGGATTTATCGGATCTCCGCGAACGGTATCAGGAGAAATTAGCTGAGGCCGAATCTAAGCGGGTAGACGCCAACGCTCTCGCAGAATCGCGCCGAATAGACGCCTTGCTCGCTGCTAGCCAGAACGCTGTAACCCTTGCCTCAATCGAGGGTAAAGGTACTGCTGCCGCTCTCGCCGAGCGAGTGGATGCCTCAGCTAAAGCCCTAGCCCAAGGTAGCGGACGTGATCTTGGTATGGGTATGGGCATGAAAATGGTTATTGGGTTTGTGGCGTTATTCGGGACCCTGATGACTCTCGCCGGTGCGGGTGTTCTACTGTGGACGATATTACACAAATAGGCACAGTACATTGGACTCTTATAAATCCCGCTGGTGTAAGTGCCATCGATGCCCTCAAGGCCAACCCCCTTGCATCGGTGCGGACTGTCTATGGTTCGGGGATAATCTAGTCAAGTCCATCGTAGCCGCAGAGGATGCTGACAGGGGAGAACGAGAGCGAGTCAACCGGGGCGGGGCCAACACTAGTGTACGCCAAGCCAACGAAGCGCGACGTGCCTCTGCTTTAGCTCGTGCTCGTACTCAAGCAGAGGATAGCGGATTCCAAGTGGAGCGGGGCCGAGATGGCGAGTATATTGTAACGGAGAAGGATGGGAGTAAGCGAGTGGTGAAGATGTGATACCTGATAAGGATAAGGTTCATTGTGTTATGTTCTCGGGTGGAATAAGCTCGTGGGCCGCTGCTTGGCGCGTTCGTGAACGCTATCCCGACTGTGGTATTATTGCCCTGTTCGCAGATACCAACATGGAAGACGAGGATTTGTACCGATTTCTGGATGAGGCAGCCGACTCTGTGGGGGCGTGTCTTATAAAGATATCTGATGGCCGCACTCCTTGGGAAGTGTTCCGAGACGTGAGGTTCTTGGGAAATAGTAGAGTAGACCCATGCTCCAAGATACTAAAGAGAGACTTACTAGATAAGTGGAGAAATGACAACTTGGAACGAGACGCCACTATCCTATACGTCGGCATAGACTGGACAGAGCAGCACAGATACCAGAATGTTAAGGGGCGCATGTACCCATGGAGAGTAGATGCACCCCTATGTGAGCCACCATATTTCAGTAAGAACCGAGCCCGTGATTTACTTCTAGAAATAGGTATCCAGCCCCCACGATTGTACAGCTTGGGGTTCTCTCATAACAACTGTGGCGGATTCTGTATTAAGGCTGGACATGCTCACTTTGCTAATCTATTACGGACAATGCCAGATAGGTATGCTTACCATGAGGGTAAAGAAGAGGAAATTAGACAACAGCTCGGCAAAGATGTGTCTATCCTGGTTGATAGGGCAGGCGGCACTAAGAAGCCCATGACACTCAAAGACTTTCGCGAGAGAATTACTTGCGGGGAGGATTATGACAGATATGACATTGGCGGTTGTGGGTGCTTCTCTGGCCCAGTAGACGCAATCCCTAGCGAGTCCCTACCGTTGACCTAGCCTCCACCCCTACATCTTGCGAGGGGTAGAATCCTACCCACTCCGTGGTACAACTTGCCCCCGAGGACCTATCTCCTTGGGAGCCCGCACCTACTCACCGTCTCGCCTCTCCGGGTCCACCCGGGGTACCCGAGCCATGGCTGCCCGGGATGCCCACGAGCTATCCCTTGCCCACGGTACCGCTGCTGGCCCTGGCCCAGAGGACCCTACCGCCTCCGCTACCCTCCGTTCGGCCGAGTCCGATCTCCTAGGTAGGGCGCGCCTCGCCGAGCGGTTCTCTGCTCTCCGGGACGGCATCGGGTACGGTGGCCGGCGCGATTACTACCGTCTCCTAGGCTACAAGGAACGTCTACTCCCGCAGGATTACCGAGCGCGGTATAAGCGGGGGGGTATCGCCGAGCGGTGTGTTGAAGCCTACCCCAAGGCTACGTGGTCAGGTGGCGCCTCGATCGTCGAAGACCCCGATCCCAATAACGTTACTGAGTTCGAGGACAAGACTACTACCCTCTGTGATCGTCTCGCCGTCTGGAAGGAGATCATCAAACTAGATATCCAAATGGGGCTAGGCCGGTACGCAGCTCTCCTTATCGGTACGGGTGACAAGGATCTAGAGGAGCCCCTGAAATCCGGCTCTCTCTCCGGCCCTGAAGACATTATCTACATCACCCCGCTTACCGAGGACCGAGCCCAAATCCAGCAGAGCATTACCGACACCACCGATCCACGGTTTGGCCTACCTGAGTTCTACATGTGTTATCTTGGTATCCCGGCCTATTCCATGGTTGAGGATGACATTGGCCCATACTCTGGCGCCTCTCATGCTGTAACCAAGCGAGTCCATCACACGCGAATTATTCACGCGGCCGAGCAGTGTCTATTTGATAATGTATTCGGTAAGCCCCGCCTCCGTGCCGTGTGGAACTATCTAGATGACTTGTTAAAGGTGTCCGGTGGTGGCGCTGAAGCCTCCTGGCAGCGGGTAGATCCCGGTATCCACGTGAACATCGACAAGGACCTCCGCATAGGGAAGGAGGAGCTTAAAGCCCTGCGCGAGATGATTGAGGAGTACCAGCACGGGGGTATATCGCGTCTCATCCCCACTCGTGGTGCCGATGTTAAGATGTTGAACGCCCTCGTGGACAAGTGGGGGCCTAACCAAGATGCCGTCACTCGGTTGATTTGCGCCGTGCTCGCTATACCCCATCGCGTACTTATGGGGAGCGAGAGAGGGGAGATGGCGTCAACCCAAGACCGGGATAACTGGTCCGACCGTGTAGCGGAGAGACGGCAGGAGTTTGGTATCCCACTAGTCCGTGCATTCATTAGTCGTCTACAGGAATTTGGCGCGCTACCTGATGTGGATGACTATGAGATTCAGTGGCCCGATGAGGAGGAATTAAACGAGCAAGAGAAGGGAGCCCTACTTCTCACTTACGCCCAAGCCAACCACAACAACGGGGAAGTAATCATAACCGCCAACGAGATGCGCGATCAAGTACTAAGTCTACCTCCGCTTGTGGTAGAACCCGCCACTGATGCCAACGGTAACCCGATCGACCCCACCCAAGTAGCGGCAGATGGGTCTACTGATGTACCGGGCCAAGGTAATAAGCCACTCAACAATACCCCTACATCGGGTGATACTGCGGGGGCTCCGGGTACTCCGGGCGCACCAGGTACAGGCACAGGTTCGGGCGGGCCTACTGCCACCGATCAACAGCGGATGGTGCAACCGGATCTAGTTGTTGGTAACCCTGGTAGCCCTGGCAAGGTTAAGTCCTCGTCCTCGTCCTCGTCCTCATCTGTAATCCGGGTAAGTGCCATCCGGTTTGCATCTGGCAAGACAATCCCCATCGCCAAGATTCGATCGCCGGAAGTGCGCCGCCTAATTGCCACCAAGCTATCCGTACAGCGTAAATTACGACGCAACGGGCTACTGTAATGGACTCCCTTACTTCTCATCTTGTCCAGTTCCGATGTGCCATAGGGGGTGATGGGGCCAAGATTCGATCCGCCAAATATAACGGTACGGATTACGTAGTGGCGCCCGTAGTGATATTTATCGCGGATACCGTGATCCACCCGGTTAACGCCGCCGAGCCCGAACTAGTCACGGCGAGGGCGTTACGTGTGGCCCCTGGTGGCTGGAATAGCCGTCCGATTATCATGGATCATCCTCACAACGGCGACGACTACACAAGTGCCAATGACCCTGAAATACTAGAACAATTGCAATTTGGCACGATCTTTCACGCAAAGTATCATAATAATCGAGTCATCGCGGACGCGTACCTAGATCCGGCCCGGGCGAAGGTAGTAGGCCCCGATGCTGTGGACGTAATCGAGCGGTTGAGATCTGGGAAGATGGTGGAAACTAGCGGGTGTGCGTATACCGTGGCGCGGCTAGAGTCCGGTACCCACTCTTCCGGTAAACGTTACGGTGCGGTATGGGTGGAGATTACCCCGGACCATCTCGCTATGTTACCCCGGGGTACGGAAGGCGCTTGCTCAGTGGACATGGGCTGTGGGATGCCGAGAGCCGCACGAGCTAACAATCACGATCAAACAAAAGGAGCACATACCGTGGCATCTACTGTGAAAGCAAACAAAGATAAGATCAAGGGTGCCGTGGCTCGCTTCACTTCCCAAGTATCGCGGCTGTCCGCTGCCGGTACCGACTCCCAAGGCCAAGAGGATGCGGAGAAGATCCAATACGAGACTATTTCCAAGATGCTAGACGCGGCTAGTGCCAGCTTGGAATCCGCAAGGACTTTAGCCGCCTCGCTTATTGCCATGGGAGATGGTGCGGAGGAAGAGGTAGAGGACGCTTGCCTCGAATCCATCCGCGCTATGTGCATGCAAGCTACTGGCGATCTATACGCCGTGAGTAGTGCATGCTGGGATGCCTTGGACGATAACTCAGTGGGGGAGGGTGGTGAAGTTGTCCCGGTGGTAATCGTCGGTGATACCCGATATAACGCCGGAGCCCGCCACAACTCCACCGATCAAAAGAACGTGCAACAGGTGCATGACATGAGCGTCAAACTAGGCGCTGACTGTGCCCCCGCTAAAGCCTCTTCCGCCGCTACTGCCGCCACCACCACCGCCAAACCGTGCGGATGTAAAGATAACGCTGCCCAACCAACTGAAGGAGCCATTACTATGAGCAACGCAAAGTCGGACCTGATTGGGCAGCTGATCGCCAGTAAGGATCATCCTAGCCCATTCACCGAGGATGACCGGAAGACTCTTGAAGGGTTCTCCGAAGAGAAGTTGACCGCGCTAGCTGCCACGGTTAAGGCGAGCGTGGCAGCGGTACAGGTTAAGGACAAGACGCCGGAGCCCGTTGCCGTGGTGACCCCTGCCGCCGCTGCATCCGCGCCTACTACCCCTAAGACTCCCGATGAGATCGAGACGGAGTTTCTAGCCCGCGCGGACGTGCCCCAGTCCGTCAAGGACGCCATGCAGGAACGTAAGCTAGCAGTGGCGGCCAAGCGAGCCCAGCTAGTCTCTGGCATCCTCAAGGCATCGTCCGGCATCTACACCAAGGAGCGGCTGGAGTCCAAACCCACCGAGGACTTGGAGGAGTTGGCTAGGTTTGCCAAGGTAGCCATGCCCAAGGACTTCTCTGGCGCTGGTGGCGTGTTCCCCGATAAGTTGGACGAGAAGCCCGCTATCAGGGTACCCCCCGACTCGTTGGAAGATGGTCGTAAGCTCCGGGCAGCACGGCAGGCGGCCATGTCGGGCAAGGCTAACTAACCCACAATCTTAACCAATCAAGATAACGTATAACGGGAGACATACCCCACCATGGCCTACAATCTGGAAACCCACGCACCCAACACGATCATTCTCTCGGGGCGTAAAGAGCACGAGATTGTCAATGATCTCCCTGTCGTCGCGGTAGGAGCCAAGCCCGGTATGTTCGTGGAAGGCTACCTAGCTCCTGGTAACATCCGTGCATGGCGACCCCACAGCGATGCCGCCCGCGAGCTAAGTGCATTTATTCTTCTCGAACAGGATATCGAGAACCTTACCGTAGATTCCCCCTATGGTAGCGGTGACCTTGCCATCGTTCACCCGGTTCGCGCGGGAATGACACTATGGGCGCTACTCCCATCAGGCCAGAACATCGCCGCGATGGATTTCCTTCAGAGTAATGGTGATGGCCGCGTGAAGGCCGCCAGCGCCGTCACCGCTGCTGCAAACGTCGCGCGAATCCAAGCACTGGAAGCCATTGGCCCAACCACCGTAGATACCCGTATCCGGGTGCAAGTGGTTTAACCAGTAGATACTTAGATACCTAGAACCCTGAACACGATATCCCGATAGGAGACACAACCACCATGCTACCGGAAATCTCTATTGCCCCTCCCTCGATCTTTGAGGGAGTGCCCGCTGAGTACCACGATAACCCGATCGGGTACATTCGCTCGTGTGCGCCCTTGCCCCTCCACGCGGAGGAATTGATTGACAAGGCGATTACCCAGGTGGCCCTAGAGCGCCTGGTGATTGCTGACGACATCGATTCCATGGGGCTCTCCACTCCCCTCCCCAACTGGCTAGCGGTAATGAACTTCCGTTGGCAGAAAATGTCAAAGATCGGAAACGCTGTCTTCTCCATGCTGCCGGACGTACGGGGCGAGGATGACAAGGTAGACCTTGGGATCGATAGCTTGCCCATCTACTGTATTACGTCAAAGTTCAACCTGCACGCCCGTCTATTCTCCGAGTGGGAGCGGACCGGAATCCCCATCGATACCACCATGGTGCAGCAGCACACGCGGCGGGTGAGTGAGGCCATCGAGGTATCCACCATCTGGGGTCCGCCTGCTAACTTCCAAGTCAACGGGGCCACGGTTCCCGGACTCCTTACCGCGCCTAACGGTTCCATCTTCCAGTACTCCTCTAACCTCAAGTGGGATGATCCCTCGAAAACTGGTATCGAAATAGTGGATGATGTGCTCGGCATGATCGACGCCGAGCAGGCCAACCAGATGTATGGCCCATACATCCTCTATGTCGGGACGAAGTACGGCAACGTCCTTAACCAAGATTACAAGACTGCCAACGTCAACACGGTTACCACCCGTCAGCGCCTCTTGGAAATCGAGGAAATCTCGGCAATCAAGAAGGCGGATCGTCTCCCCAAAGACACCGTGTTGATGATTCAGCCCACGTCCAACGTAGTCAAGATGATTAAGGGCCAGAGTCCTACCGCTGTCTCGTGGATGGAAGGCCCCCCTGGACTCCAGACTCGCCGGTACATGATTCTCGCGTGTATGATCCCCCAGGTAATCGAAACCTACTCCGGTGGCACGAATAACGCTGGTCAGAGCGGCGTAGTCATCGGGACTAGTAACGGAGTTGTGGGGCAGTAGGGCAGTAGGGCAATGGGGTAGTAGGACGCGAACGAGTCAACCGATAACCAATCACCAGCCACGTATCCTCTAGGGAGGTAAGACACCAATCATGGCTTCTACAGCAACCGCAACCACAGATACAGACACCGGCACCGATACCGCCGCGCCTAAGGTAACCGTACCTACTCGCCGATATCGTCTCCTTCGTGGCACCATTGCACGCCGCGAACACGCTATTGCCCACCGTGACGCATCTACTGGCAAGATTAACGATCAGTACCTTAACGGTACTACGGTGGTGTATTGCGCGTACGACCCCGAGAAGGAAAACTCCGCTGGCAACATTATCGAGCTTACCGATGATGAGGCCGGCCCGTATCTTGAAGCCAATCCCCCTCGCGTGGAGTTGATCGGTGGCCATGGTGCGCATCGGGTGGCCGCGCGTCCCACTCCGTCTACTCAGGCTCAGGCTCCGCAGGCCCCAGTAGAGTCCTCGCCAGTACCCCGTCCCGCCGCGCTGATTCCTGCGCCTGCACCCGAAACGCTAGAGGAGTTGGCGCCCGATGGCAACGATAATGACATGGTAGCTATCATGTTTGGTCTACTCGCTCCAGCGGCCATCGAGCTAATCAATGGCATGGAAACCGTGGCAGAATTGCAATCCGCTCGATACGGCGAATTGGCTGGGCGTAACCGTAAGGGAGTCATTGACGCCATCGATGCCCGGATGCCGGACGAGGTGTAACCGTGGCCTACATAAGATATCTGGCGAAAAGATACTTAAGACCGATAACTGTGAGACGGGAGAGAAGGAGAGGCATAGATCACCGGGCCGTGTATTTGTTTGGTGTCAGAGTGGGCATCATAGAAGACTAACCAAATAAGATACTCCGATGCCCATCTCTCTCATTACCACGGTCGGTGATCCTGCGGCGAATTCCTATACCTCTCAACTGGAATTCGTACAATACATTGCCGTGCGGTTCCCGCCGATCGCGTGGGCTCTAGCTGCATCCCAATTAGTGCCACCTGTGCTATCTCCCGCGAATGGCCCCGCGAGCGATCTATTGAATGCAACCCTCATCGCCGCTGCCCGTGAACTAGACAACTGTTTCCGGTGGAACGGTACCGTAGATGCCATCACATTCCCTAACCAAGTCCGTGCTCACCCTCGCAAGGGACTACTTACTCGCAATGGCCAACCGCTCGACCCCGCCTCTATCGCGGTAGACTTGAAGAATGCTCAGTGTGAGTTCGCCCTACAGTTGAACGTGAGCGATTTACTGGGGGATATCCAGCAACTCAAGCAGCACGTCGCATCCGTCAAGGCCGGCTCGGTACAGGTGAATTTCCAACAGCATCTAATGGCTACGTACGACTCAGCCGATATAGACGTGCGTATGCGAGGCCCGGCATTCAACGCAGTGTCGAACGTAGTCCCAGACGAAGTGCGACGACTCTTAGTCCCATCGTGGTACCGCATGCCCCACGTCCGGCGAAACGTCATCGTGGGAGTGTTCACAGGCTCGGGCCGCTATCACCACCTTGGAGAGTTGGACGGAGACGACGATTAACCCACACGTTATACTAAGGGAGGTACGCAACTCATGGGCGCGACATTCGATATCAAGGTAGTTAAGGGCAACCGGGCGGTACAATATCACCCCACCCACATTGCTGAGAAAAACGTATGGCCAAATTCCCCCGCTGGCCGCCGTTATCTTGCCATGCTGGATATGACGGAGGTGCAGGTACAGGAAGCTATCGATGACGGTGAAATCGGGGAGGCACCCGGCACCTACATTGAACTCTGCGGACTCGATAAGCGCCTATTTCCCACTGGCGGCTTTACCGTGCATATATCTGGTGGTAACCACGATAACCCCGAGTGTATACCCGCTGATGTAGTGTACTCGCTCAGAGACAATGGTGATACCAAGGACAAGTGGCCCAGTGCAGCCATGCGAGCCCAGCTAGAAATGGTAAAGGCTGGATGGCGCCCTGATCGCGGTGAGGCTATGCCCGAGAGTCCAGAGCCCGAAGTAGCAGAGGGGGTGGCACCGTGAGCGAGCGTGACCCCGGAATCATCGTCATAGCCAAAGCCCGTATCCGGTACATTGATATTGGTGCGCCAAAAGGCAATCAACCGCAGACTAGTTATTACGTGTGCGGTCCAGTACGTGGTACCTTGGCGGAAGCGGAGAGCGATGCAGATATATTAAACAAAGCCCTCTGGGCAGATCGTATGAAGAATCGCGAAGAGGGGGCTAGTGGTTAATGGCCTTCCCCGTCGAATTACTCCGGCTCGGCGTTGGGATCGCGTCCCACCTAACCGCTGGCGTCCAGCAACCCGTGACTATTGAACCGTGGATCGGTCAAACCGCGCACGGACCATCGTACGGTGCGCCTGTCACATTCGATGGTCAATCCTCGGGCCACCCTATGCCCTTGGTAGACCTCACCACTAAGCAACGGGTAGTCAAGGGCCAATGGATCAACGTTGCCGGGACACTTACATTTCTTGGCGACGTAGCTCCCAACGGTGCTCCCGGTAGATTAGAGCCAATCGATACCCGGGACCGGATTACCCTCGCGGATGGTACCCGGTGGCCTATAGTCCAATCAGGGGGGTTTAATGATCCGGGTACAGGGCGCCCGTTGGCCCCCGAAGTGTGGCTAGGGGCAAGATGATGGCTAAGCTAAGTGAATTTAACGAGATAGTGTGGAATGATCCACGGTTGCCTATGCACCCAGAGATGCATTTCTCTGTGTCTAAGGCAATGATATACGAGCCTGTTATCGCGCTAGATAAAAGTAGAATACTAGTAGCGGATACAGCCCGTATCGACGCCTTTTGTAAGCTACATGGTGGAGATGGTATCTATATTGGCGATCGTGTACACATCTCATCGTTCTGTGATCTAAATATAGGTGGTGGGTATCTGATCTTGGAAGATGGTTCAACTCTTTCCCCTGGTGTCATGATCGTAACCGGATCTAGTGTTCCTGCACCCGGCCGATCGTGCTCGGCAATCTCGCCTGATGTGGTGATATCCAAGTCATTCGTTCGCGTAAATAAGAACGCGACCATATTCACAGGAGCAATTATCCTCCCAGGTGTAACCATTGGGGAGGGTGCAGTAGTCGCGGCCGGTGCCATGGTTAACCACGATGTCCCGGATGGTGACACCTGGGGTTGCGTTCCAGCGCGGAGACTCCACCTAGTATGAATATCGCGGTTGTCTCCCTTTTCCGTAACATGGTCGGACGTATTGATCCGTATATGGCGCAAATCGATACCCTACAGCGCCACGTATGGCTCGATTCTACCGATCACACGGTTAGAGTAATAGCGGTAACTGGTGATAACACGGACGCTACCGAGGATGAATTACAGGTGTCTGCAAATCGTTATCGTGTGCCACTGTCCATCGTCAAGTGTAATCATGGGCTCCAAGTATTTCCGTCGTGCGAGGACCCCAATAGACTCGCGGCGCTTACCAAGGTATTGATGGCTGGTATGCGAGCTGTAAGCCATGACAAGTACGGAGACGATGTTGTCCTATATGTTGAGTCTGATTTGATATGGAATCCGCACCAAGTGGGATCGATCATAGATATGGCGTATCGGCGTGATGGCTACTTTGATATTATCGCGCCCATGATCTTCTGTGGTGATGGCTCTCAGTTCTATGATGTGTGGGGGTTTAGGCACGATGGTGCTAGGTTCTCATGGGATGCTCCATATACCCATGATCTACTGTACGGTGGAATAACTGAGCTAGATAGTGTGGGTTCGTGTTTCGCGTGTAGGGCGAAAGTGGCAGAGAAGGTTACCCCTATTGGTAAACTGGCCCTTGTATCGTGGTGTAACGGAGCGCGGGCGCAAGGGTATCAAGTCGGGGTCGCGCAAGGGTTTCGCGTGAGTCATCCATGAACGTGATAGCTACTCATATACTTGACAAGATAGACGCCGCGGATACTCTCGGCATCCCTGGTGCCTTCCAATTCGAGGCAAACGATAAAGGGATATTTTATGTTTGCCCGTGCGGTTGTCAATCATTGGGGTTTCTTGGATTTCGTGGACTTGAGGACAAGGAGCGGCCATCTTGGGAGTGGGATGGGAACAGGGAGAAGCCAACGCTATCGCCCAGTATATTGCGGCGGGCTTGCGGATGGCACGGGTTCTTACGTGGTGGTGCATGGGAGTCTTGTTAACGTAATACTAAGGGAGGGATATAACCGATGCGAGTACATGTCAAGCCGACCGGGTTACATAGCAGAGCCATGGTGCGGGTATCTAATGCACTAACCCGTTACGCGCCCACGGGGATAGAGATAGTAGATGACCCGAGCCCGAGTGAATGTGATCTAGTGGTGTTACATGTGATCGGGCGGGATGCGATTACGGTAGCTGAGCAGATGAATCAATGCGAGCAGAGATGGGCGGTGATCCAATATTGCCTAAAAACGGCGGGGTTTAGCCGAGAGACTTGTAAAGACTGGTTTGAGTTGTGGCGCGGCGCTGAGTGCTTGTGGAGCTACTATGATCTATCCGATGCGGCTAGCGTGGACGGATGGGATTTCTACTACGCTCCCCTCGGTCTAGACGATGCATTCCTATCTCGCTCCCACATCTCCTCCCCATCTTCTCGCCCATTCATCCTCACGTCCGGTTATGTCTCTGGCCCCGGTGCAGAACCCATTGCCGAGGTGTGGGAGGCCGCGCGTAGACTGGGGATTAATGCCGTGCATATTGGCCCTAAAGTAGTAGAGGGGATGACAACGTATCCACCCGATTGGGACGCGCGCCACCAGATATCCGATGGGGAGTTAGCCGAGTTGTATGCGCGGGCTACTTGGGTGGCCGCCCTTCGACATGTAGAGGGATTCGAGTTGCCCGCGGCGGAAGGACTCGCGTGTGGCGCTCGCCCCATCGTATTTTCTCAGCCCGCGCTATGGCACTGGTATGGTGACCATGCGATATACGTCCTCGATCAAAGCGGGGAGCCTCTGATTCAAGAACTGTGCAAGGTAATGAGGTATGTACCGGAGCCTGTAAGCGCCAAGGAGCACGAACAGGTAGTACGGAAATTCAACTGGGAGCGAGTGTGTACCGGGTTCTGGGCGCGAGTGCAAGCTAGCATAGGCGAGGTAGCCGCGTGAATTTCTCATTTGACCTAGACGGTACGATCACCGCCCACACTGCGGTATTCGTGGCCTTTGGTAAAGCTCTCCGGGCAGCGGGGCACCGTGTCACGATACTGACAGGTATTGACTTGGGCACCTTCCATGGCCGGCGCACCACAAAATATCCAGAACTCGCGGACACGTCTTGGTATGACGATGTTGTGACCGCAGATGACTACAACGCGAACGAGCGAGCGTTAGCGGCACAGGTAATTAATGGCAATCTAGATAATCACATTCTCGTGGGTATGTTCAAGCGGAGGATATGCCGAGAGCGTGGTATCGCGGCCCACTTCGACGATGACATATCCCATGTAAGCCCAGAACCCGGCACTGCATTATTCGGGGTGATCCGGTGAAGGTGCTCTGGGTCGGAGACGCAGTGGTAAGTAGTGGGTTTAGTAAGTGTACCCATTCCGTGTGCGATAACCTCCACGCGAATGGGCATACCGTTAACGTGCTAGGCATGTCATACCATGGTGATCCACACAAGTACCCATATGACATATATCCGTGTGTCCAGCCGCTAGACTTCGGCGGTGACGCATACGGTACCCTGCGCCTCCCAATCCTCTGTAAACGGCTCAACCCCGACGTGATTGTACTCCTGAATGATCCGTGGAACATCAACGATCCGAATAATCAACCGTCTTACCTTGACATGCTCAAGCGAACCAAGATTGGCACCCCTGTAATCGCTTGGCTCGCGGTAGACGGGCTCAACCAGAAGGCCGCACCCACCCTAAACGATCTAACACACGTAGTCGTGTGGACTCAATTCGCAGCGGATGAACTGATCAAGAGCGGATATAAAGGCCCCATCTCTATCGTTCCTCTCGGGGTGGACACCTCAGTATTCAACCCCAAGGATCAAGCCGAGAGCCGCGCCAAGGTATGCCCGCCAACGCTCCCTCCCGATGCCTACCTAGTCGGCGCCGTGGGACGTAATCAACCACGCAAGCGGCTCGATCTCACCATCTCGTACTTCGCCGATTGGGTTACCCGGTGCGATATCCCTAACGCCTATCTCTACCTCCACATCGGCCCAACCGGCGACGTGGGGTGTGATATTCATTCACTGGTACGATACTACGGGATGGCGGGGAGCGAAGGAAAGCCAGGACGCGTCATCATCGCTGAAACCCCTCTCGGCATGGGCTACGATGAGTCCATCATGCCGTACGTCTATTCCGCGCTCGATTGCTACCTGAGTACGTCCCAAGGCGAGGGGTGGAATCTTCCGATGTTAGAGGCGATGGCCTGTGGCGTACCCGTTATTGGCCCTGATTGGGCTGGCCCGGGTTCATGGGCTCGCTCGGCAGCCGTCCTCATCCCCTGCACTACTACCGCTCTCACCGCTCCCATTAACGCACTCGCTTACACCATCGGCGGGATACCCGATCAACGTCACACAGTTAACATGCTCAACATGTTGTACCGGAGCGATGCCCACCGAGAGATGCACAGTAGACTTGGATTGGAATTGGCTAAGAGTCTATCTTGGCATCGCACCGGAGACATGATGCGTGGGGTAATCGAGTCGGTTGTAAAGGAGCGCACAGATAAGCGGGCAATGGTTGCGGTGCCACCTGTACCACCAAAGGTTAACGTGTGTGTGACTGTCCTTACTCGATATGATCTCCTGAGATCCTTTCTCCTATCGCTGGATGCCAGCACGATCACACCTCATGCTGTGTATATTGTAGATAATGGACAAAGTCCAGACAAGATAAAAGAGGCCATCGCTGGGACATGTGAAAAGATCGCGTGTGTAGAGGTGGCTGGCCCTTCGCGCCGCCGTGGTCTAGCAGAATCGTGGAATTGGTTCCTAGGTCGTACTCGCGGCGAAGACCGCATCATATGTAACGATGATATCGAATTCGGCCCGCAATCCATAGAGCGAATGATCGCCGCTACAACCGATCTAGCGTTTCCTGTTGGCATTGGATTCTCGTGCTTTTTGATCCGTGATACTTGCGTCAAGAAAATTGGCCTATTCGATGAGAAACTGTCTCCGGGATTCGCATACTTTGAAGACTGTGATTACATGACGCGAAAGGATAAGTACAACGAAACCCATGGCGGTAATGATGCTGTATCTATGGTTGATATCCACGACACTGATATTAAGCACTTGGGCCACGGTACGCAGCGTGGTGACTTCGACGCAGAAGGAATCAAGGAATTCCGCCGTAACTACTTCGCGGCACAAGAGCGGTATATTGCCAAGTGGGGAACGTTGCCACCTGGGCTAAACCGTCTACAGGAGTCAGATGTAGAGGAGATCGGGGAGATAGTGGAATTGAGAGAGGGTACCCATGGGTAAATTCACTCTCTCGGGCGCAGACATCCTCGCTCGCAAGCTGGACGAAATCAAGCTGGAACTCCGCACTAAACTTGACGCGGCAATGGGCGAGGAAGCGGACGCGATTCTAGCAGACGCACAAGAGAACTACGTGCCAGAGGACTCAGGCGATCTAAAGGACTCAGGGGTAGTCACAGAAAGCAAGATAGTCACATTAGATGGCCCAATCGAGTATGGCATATCGTTTGGCGATGATAAGACAGCCGCGTATGCCATAAGTGTGCATGAGTATCCCAGCGAGCATGATCCTCGCTCGTGGAAAGCGGCCAAGGATGGCGTCCACTTCCGTAAAGGTGGGCCAAAATATTTGGAGATCCCGTTCCGTAAGGCTGAGAGTGGGATGCTTGAGCGGATCGCGTCCAAGGTGAAGCTATGATCCAAGGCCCAAACGTCAATAAGCTAATCGTGTGTAAAATGTCTATCCAAGGCGTTCCGAAGGATACACCCGATCCGCTTAGGGCTGTTGCAGAATTCTTCGCCAGCACCGAGAACCTAAAAGAGCACGCTAAGGAGGCTACTGAGTGGGTTGAGCAAGCTATATTAGCTGTTAAGTTAGCCCCAGATAACAAGTGGGGTAATGACGATGAAGCTATAGCGGGCGAGATACTGCGCAGGATAGACGAGATAAAAGCCTCTAAAGTAAACTAGTGCCATGCCTACGACTACGTTCTATCTCTACATTGAAGCAGTACAGGACCCATTCAGCATCGGGGTGGACTCCTCTAACCGTGCCATGTATTCGTGCAATTACGTCTCTTGTGCCCGTTCACCCGCAGACCGGTTCACGGATGATCTAATCTCCGTCCTCACTAATCTCGGGCTCGCTACTGCCGGCACTGACACATTCTCCGGGAGTATTGCTACCATCCCCCCACAAGGCGCTGGCCCATTTACTCTCATCCTCAAGAGTAGTGGATTTGGCCCGGATCAAACCCATGCGAATGATACCTACACTCGCCCGGCCGCCCAGATCATCGTATTCGCGGCCGATGACACTGTAGCCCAATCCCACGCTTACGCTATCTTTCACGCCCTCCATGGCATACGTAACTCCTCGGTCACGTCATGAGAGAGTACCACAATACAGCAGTACCCACCCCTCATGTTAACGCGGCTCATGTGGCCGAAGGAGAACAGTAACCATGCCCAGCAGCAGTAATGCGATCAGCGGCCACGGCGTACAGATGGCCATCGAAAAGTTTGGTGATCCATCGGGACAGTTTACCGTGGTCGCTGAGCTAACCGGCGATATCAAGCGGCCAGAGCTATCCCGTCCCGAGGTAGAAGTTACGCCTCATAATGATGACATAGACACTTGGGTGTTGTCGGTTGCTACCCGAGCGGCTGTGCCATTTACCTGTAACTTCATTTACAATGACCCTACCCACGATTTCTCGACTGGTTTCCAGAAGCTCTTCGCTGCCAATCAGATTTTCGGGGTGAGGTTGCGCGGTCCCAACGGTGCATCGGGAGCCAATGAAGTCATCTTGTCCGCGCAGGTGCAGAAGATCGGCGTAGTGGACAAGATCAAGGGAGTAGAAGAGGTAATGGTCACCCTTCGCCCCCACGGTTACATGCTTGTAGATGGTAAGCCGTTCCCACACGCGTAACACAGGTTAACCATAACCTTTAACCCCAATCGTCTTACTAAGGAAGGTAGGCACCGCTCATGGCAACTCGTAAGAAGGTAACGAAGCGCGTCACTCCCATCTCAGCTGGCCCTCGCACCCTCTCCGCACGTGATCTCCGCATCAGCCAGAAGCTAACCCCCATCCACGTTCCCGAGTACGGCGGCATCGTGTACAAGCGGGAGCTTCCTGCGTCCGTTATGATCTCCCGCCCGGCTGTAGCCGATCCCAACGACCCCATTCAGCAACAAAACACCGTCTCATACTTCATCTGTAAGTCGATCGTTGACGAGAACGGTAACCAGATTTTCGCCGACGAAGAGGCAGACACGCTCCGGGACATCCTCAGCATCTCTGTCTATACCCTATTCACCCAAGCCGTTACGGGTTCCGGTGGTGCCGCCGGTACTGCTGGACTCTCTCTCACCGATAAGGATGGCGGTGCACTCCCAAACGATTCTACGGCAACCCGCTCCTCCGATTCGGATACAGACTAGCACTCCAATTAGGGGTGTGGAACGTCGAAGGAGAGGGCGGGTTGCTGTCCGAGACTGGGATGTCTTGGGAGCAGTTTAGGGCATGGATCGACTACGCACAAGTTGACCCGTTTGGCTCAGAACGAGGTGATATGCAAGCTGCCCTAATCGCGCACACAGCAGACAACGTGAGCAGGACACTAATAAACGTCAACCGGGACCCCGATAAGTCCAACCCGGTTAAACCGAGTAAGATAACCGATTTCCTACTCAGGTTCGGAGAGGATGAGAAGAAAGCTAAAGAGGCGGGTACCCGAGGTGCTGTGGAACCCGCTCGCCGCCATAACCGTATCCTATCCTCCGCTGGTTGGCAAAGAACCGTGGCACAGATTAAAGACGTTGCTGATATCGCCAGTGCCACTAGGAAAACTCGCGATAGGGACACTGGTGAAATAAAGTATGAATAGCGCGAGGGGGGTGTACGAGATTAGAAACACCGTTAACGGGAAACGGTACATCGGGTCTACGTCTTTAACTTTCGCGAAAAGGTGGGCACAGCACAGTAGCGACTTGAGACTTGGTAAACACCCCAATAGCCACCTTCAACGTTCGTGGAACAAACACGGTCCAAGGTTATTCACTTTCAAGATACTCCTGGTATGTAGTCAAGCGGACTTACTGATGTTTGAGAAAAGGTGCATCGATAGACTAAAACCTGAATACAACATTTGTCCTGTGGCGGGGTCGCGCATAGGGGTGAAACTAACAGACGAACAAAAGGCGAGGATATCAAAGGCTCACACAGGTAAGAAACTCTCCGCCGAACATAGGGCAAAGCTAATTAAGTCGCTTCTAGGGAACAAGCATCGCTTAGGGCATCATCCATCGGAGGAGACAAGGGCAAAGATAGGGTTAGCGAGTCGAAGCAATAAATACAATCTAGGGCGCAAGCCCACTGCCGAAACACGAGCAAAGATGAGCACTGCGAGACTGGGGAAGAAGTGTCCTAAGTCACCAGAGCAAAGGGCTAATATATCCAAGGCGCTCTCGGGCAATAGTAATCGTTTGGGGCGTAAAGCCTCAGAAGAGACACGAGATAGGTTGAGGGTGTCTCACTTGGGGCATAAGCACTCCGAAGAGACAAAAGCTAAAATGAGGCTAGCGAGATACAACCGCAAGCCAATCTCAGAAGAGACACGGGCCAAGATGAAGTTAGCTTGGATTCTGCGCAAGCAAAGTAAAGGTATAGGCGCATAAAGATGGCCTTGGATATTGGAGCTATACAAGCCACCCTAACCATGACCGAGGATTTCTCGGTTGTGTTGGCCAAGGTGCGCGATGAGCTAGATAAAACCGGGGTAAGGACACAACAGGTTGGCGATAACATAGACGCCTCCACACAGAAGATTCAATCAGCGTACAACCGTCTTGCGAGTAGTCTGGACCCTGCTACCGCCGGTGCCATTAAATACACTCAAGCCCACTCTACTCTATCGGCGGCCTTAGACAAGGGCATCATCTCCCACGAGACGTACACAACATCTCTCACTGCCGCCGGAGAGAAATTCCTTACGGCCGGTACCAGTGCTCAATCCTTCCGTGATCTAATTGCAGGTGTAACCGAAATCGCGGGGCAATGTGGCACTGCTACGGCCGAGCTAGGTGGTAAGCTAGACAGTCTCATAGGTAACTTCTCTGGGCTTGGTGCCGCTGTAGCTGCCATGGGGCCACTTGTTCTCCCCATAGCTGCTATCGCTGCTGCCCTAGCCGTGGTCGCCGCGGGATTCGAGGCAGTAAAGATATCGTACGACTTTATCAAGGACGCTGTAACGGAGGGCATGAAAACCCAGGCGATCATAGAGCAACTTAATAACACCCTACGCAACACGGGCTCGGCATCAGGGTTAAGTAGCGCCGACATGATTAAGTACGCAGATTCCCTTCAATGGGTTAGTGGCGCTAGTAAGGACGCCATCATCCAAGGCGAGGGGATGCTAGCCCGGTTTACCAAGATAGGTCCGGATGCGTTCAAGCCTGCTACCCAACTCGCTCTCGATTTCGCCCAAGCCACTGGCCGCGATGTGCCTGAGTCATTCAAGCTAATTGGTGTGGCACTAGAAGGGGGTCAGAAAGCCTTCCGTGCCCTCGTTGACGTGGGGATTATCCTCGATACAGGGCAGAAGGCGCGCCTCAAAGACATGTTGGCCATGGGGGACGTGGCGGCCTACCAAGCCCTCATGATGGAAGCCCTCCGGAGTAAGGTTGCCGGGGCCGCCGCTGCTTATGAGCAAACCTTGGCAGGCTCTATCAATAGAGCTGAGAAGGAGTTAAAAGCAGCCAAGGAGACTATTGGTTCTGAGGTTATCCCTGCGCTGGAGGACTTGTTTAGAGTAGTAACCGGGACTGCTGGTGGCTGGGATCAAATACACATTAAGATTCAATCTGCCGCAACTTATATCGGTGAAGCCGTTCGTAATATGGTGTACGGGGTAGCGTCGCAGCTAATTGAATGGAACATTGACTGGTATGAAGCCAAGGCATCGTTCTTGAGTTTTGAAGAAGGGTTATTAAGTGTTAGTGAGCCTGTGTCTAAATTTATGTCGAACGTCCTCCATATTCCATTTGTGGATATCAGCGATAAACTTAACAAGGTAAGGACCGACATACAGGACACAACGGATGACATAAACACTCAAGCGGTCAATTTGGCTACTCTCACTTTACAGTATAATGAGCATCGGAAGGCCCTTGAAGGTAATACCATTGTCCTCCCAAAGGTTAAGACCGGACTTGAAGACCTTAAAGCGGCACAGAAGAGTGCAGGGGAAGCTGCTGATGGTGCCCGGGCCGCCGTAGATAAGTACATTGTTAGCCTGCAAACCCAGGAGGCCACCCTAAGCAATTCTATCGCGAGTAATCAGGCTCTACTCGTGGCCCTTGATAGCGGACTCCCTGCATATGAGGCTCTAAAGCAGCGGCAGATTACATCCGATGCTGTAACCAAGGCCATCACCGCAAGCAATAAGACGTACCAGGATCAACTAATATCATTAGATAAAACCCTCTCTGGTTTAGAGAGTAAACAAGATAAGGATACCACCCATAAGGTTAATTACGGTGCGGCTATTGTGGGGGTACAGGAGCAGATAGCCCGACTCACTAGCGAACACGATAAATACATTGTCAAGATAAAGGAACTCATCCCATTAGAGATTGCGGATAAGGAAGCGGTAGCTGAGAGAGATGCGGCGTTGAAGGCTACTCTTGCTAATACCCAAGCCGTTGCCATTGCTCGTGCTCAGTTAGCCGATGCTGAGAGTAGGTATACCAGTACCGCCGCTCAAGTCACTATCGTTATCGCCGCTCAGAACAAAGCCTTCTCTGAACTCCATGTGATGAGCGGGCAGGCATATGATGATCGTGTCCGCGAGTTAACCCAACAGGCCCAATACATTCAAGGGTTGAAGGATCAGAAGTTTATCCAAGATCAGATTAACGCGGCCACCGATGCGATGGCTAAGCTCCGTGCGCAGATAGCGGACACCAACGAATTAAACTCGGTAACCCAAGCGTATGGTGCGACGATCTCCGGTATCCTGTCCAAGTATGGGCTATTGTCTACCTCTACCCGTGAACTCAACATCCAAACCCAACTCCGCAATGATCTCCAGAAGGATCGCATAGCGGCCAATTCCAAGGAAGCCCAAGACCTAGAGAAATTCATCAGAGCCCAGGACGCCTATACCCTATCCCTCAAGGCCACCCAGGCCCAAATCGAGGCCAACCAAGCTGTATGGAAATCGTACGATGCCACGATAACCAACAGTAATCAGCAATTCCTATCTGGGTTAAATACCCTCATCGAAACGGGCAAACTAAACTTCCAGACATTCGTAACCCAACTAGAGGACATCTGGCTCAAAGGTATAGAGCAGATGATTGCTGCTGCCCTAGAAAGAAATGTCGTTGATAGTTGGACAAGAGGGCTTACTGGTGCGGCTAACCCTGGGGGTACCCCTTCCGCTCAATTTGCTGCTGCTGTGGCCCAATTCGGCACATACGTCAACGCCTTAACCACTGGTAGTGGATTAGGTGGCGGGGTCGGCGGTGCTGGTGCCGGAGTATGGTCTGGCTTTAGTGCCCCCATCGCTAACTTATCTAGCGCGAGCAATGTTCAACAGACCGCGGCCAGTAATCAACAAGTGGCAGCTGTATCACAACTATCTGCCGCCGATGCGTTCACCAAGGGCGCGGCCATCGAGGCGACTACCGCGCAGATGAATCAAGCGACCGCGTATATCAATCAGGCATCAGCGGCGACTAATACAGGTAGTAGTGTCATTGGCGCTGGCGGTGCCGCTGCCGGCGCCTCTGGCTTTAGTAGTTTCCTTGGCGCCGTTGGGCTATTTATCATAGCGGTGGGGTTAATCAACCAATACACATCCCGAGAGGATGCAGCCCAAGCAGCCCGCGAATTTAACACTCAAGGTGATATCTTTATCGGGAACCTGGGTCCGTCGCTAGCTCGATACATTGTCCAGCCACCGCGTCTCCCGACTGGTATTGGAGGTGATCCTCCGCACGGTCCTGTGGGCGATGAAGGTGGTGGCGGTGGCCACGATCCTGGCATAATGAAGTCCGCTGCGGCAGCCGTACAATCGTTTCAATCGGCATATGGCGCAATCGGTGCCCTAATCAACAATCTTACTGCGGTAGGTAGGCAATTTACCTCCGCTATTCAATCGTTCCTATTGCAGCTGCAATCCGCCATGGGCGGGCTCATTACGTTTATGCCCAACGTGAGCGTGCTACTATCCGCCGACGGTAAAAAGTACGCCGTCACGGTAGGCGGCGCGGTAATCGGGTTCTTTAACAATCTCACCGACGCCACTAACGCCGGAATTATTGCTGGGCTACAGCACGCTACCTTTACTGGTGCCGCGAAGGCTATCGAAGACTACATACATAACGCGGTTAATATCCCGGGTATGGACCCGCAGACCCTTCTCAACAATGTAAAGACTCTAGCGGGTATCCTCCAAGCCCAAGCCGATGTACTCGCGGGTGCTGGCGCGGCCATCGCCAACGCGATGCAGAAGATAGTAGACACGGCTCAACAGGAGCGAGCCGCTGTCGAGTCCATGGGGATTAGTGGCGCCGATTTAATTACATTCCTTAAGGCCATCGGTGACGCTGAAGTCGCTGGCATCATGCAGCAGCGAAATCTCCTCACTGGTACAAAGGAAACCAATAAGCAGATCCAAGAAGAGCAAGCAGCGGCGTTCAATGCCAAACTAGCGATAGCGCAGGCTGAAGTCGCCACTGAGATATATACAGTAGAGGGGCAGATTCAAGCGGTCTTGGGCATGGTCAACTTCGGCATCGGGGTGATAACTCTAGCCCAGCTCCTGGTCCAGACCACGATCATTCTTTCACAGGCTGGTACGGATTTCGTCAATAATTTAATCGCCGAATACAACGCGCTTCAAGGGCTGCACGACCAGCTTATGGCGATCAAGCCGGTGGCCCCCGGCGACGTCAAGGTACCTGGCAGCGGTGCCACTCAATCAGTCACAACGCTAGCTCAAGCTCTCCAAATTCTCGATCAAGCAGCACTCGCTCTGGCCCAATTCGGCCTATCCGCGTACCGGGCTGCACTCCTCAAAATCGAAACCGATATCCATAATCAGGAGAAAGGGTTAAGGGCTACCTCTCAAGCCTATCGTGATCTAGAGCAGGCCGAGCGCGACCAGATAGCCCTTCTCAATGCGCAAACCCAAGCGGCGACCGATGCCACGGTTATCCCCCTCATCCAGCAAGCCCATGGGATATCTACATTCCGTATATCCCTCGCCACCCTTCAACGTCAATTCGATGACTTGTATGCTACTGAGAAAGCCCTAGGTGCGGGTAGTGCGGAACTCGGCCGTATCCGGGTGGCCGAGCTCCAAGCCGAGCACAATCTAGTCATGCAGATAGTGGGGGCACTATCCCTCCCTATCGACACCGCCCAAGCCAACGCCAAGAAGTATTCCGACGCCATCGAGGCACTTAACATTGGCCTCGCCGATGGAGCTATTACCGCCTCTCAATGGGCCGCTGAGATGGCCCAGATTACTCAAAAGGCCCAAGCCGACATCCTCACGATGATAGAGAACATCTATACATCGGTAGGGGATACGGCCGATGCGGAGAAGATAAAGGAGCAATTACAACAGATAAATTTTGAAATCCAATTGGCTCAGTTGCAAGTCATGGCAGCGGCGTTACTAGCTACTGGCGCTATAACCCAAGCTCTATACGATCAAGTGCAACGAATCGAGGCGTACTATACGGACCCAGCCCATCAACCTAACTGGGCAGCTATCAATGCGGGTGCCAGCGCGGCGGCTAGCGGAGTCCAGTCCTCGGCTAGCTCCATAGCGTCTGCGCTACAAACCCTAATTACCGCCTTCCACACCGCCAAAGACAACATCATGAAGCTGTACGATAGCCTTACATCGGGGACTATGGGAGGGGTGGCACCTGATAAGGCCATCGCAGCGGCTCGTGCCCAGTATGATGCCGCGATGGCCCTAGCCGACACGGGGGATCTCGTTGGCCTCCAGAACGCGCCCGCTGCCGCCCAAGCGTGGATTACCGCGCTAAAGGCATATAGCCCATCCTTGTACGATATCGAGTTGCCTAATATCGAAGCCGAACTATTGAAATTAGGCCACAGCACCACGGTACACGACGCCACCACCGGAATGACCTACTCTGAGCAATTGCAACAAACAGCTAACACCACCCTAGCTAGCATAGGTACCACCCTTACAGGTTCTGCTACTACCCTGAGTACCGGCATGACCACTCTATCTACGTCGTCACAAATGCAGTCTGGCCTCCAAACCCAAATGGTGCAACAGGGCGCCCAAACCATGACTCTCCTCCGCTCGATAGACAACAGGCTCGCTAACCCCCCCAATGGGTTAGTGGGACAGAAGCGCCCTACGGGGACTAATCAACTGTTAAGGGCAGCGTAACGATAAATGGTTTGGGGCTTAATGGCTTATGAGTAACCATGGCACTACGCTAGGTGATTTCGCTCTCGGGGGGTTTCCGTCCGCCGATTCGCAATCAATCGCGGACCCTCTCCCAGGTATCCTATCTGACCCCAGCGCGCGGAGGGAGTTTCTATTACGAGCCACCCCCTCGGCGTACGTGGCAAAGGGATTTGTGCAAGATGGGTTTGTGAGCGGGGCCAACGTGGATCTTAGCACGGGAGGATACACTAGTAAGCCAACCGATGCCCCCTATAAACTCTTCCCCCCTGGTGTAGGTAAACCCTATGCGCTGTCCGTGGCTCTTCCTCTCCCTGCCGCTCAGACCGCACCCCAGGACCCTAGCGCCAAGCCAGGCGACCCCGATCTATCCGGTGGCTCCACTCTCACCATCGGGGATATCATCATTAACGATCCAGAGACGTTGCGTGACACCGATGCGCTCTATGATTGGCTAGGGGCTAACGTTGACCTGTACCTCGGTAAACCCGATGATCCGTTAACCCTATTCACTCGATTCTTCAGTGGGGCCAGTGCAGGGATTAAGTACAATATCGATTCGTGGTCCATCCTGATGCGGGATGCGCGGTTCCAACTTAAGCGGCGCTTACAGACTACTAGGTATATCGGATCTGGTGCAGCGCTTAGACTATCCACTGCCGGTGATAAGGTAGTCATGGCTGGCTTCCCGTCCCAAACCGGCTCCATTACTGTAGAAGCATGGATAAATGTAACCAATGTTGCCACGAGTAATCAACGGTGGATATCCCAGGAAGATAGCACGGGCGCAGGCCATGGGTGGGAGTTGGGTACGGGAGTACCGGGCGACGTGAGATTCCTAACTCGTGGATTATCATCCGTTGCCATGGATACGGTAATCACCGTGGGGCGGCATCACGTGGCTTGTGTGTGGGATGCTGTGGCCAAGACTAAAACCATCCTAATCGATGGGGTGGTGGCAGGGCTAATTACGGGGGTAACCGGGGCATTGGCCGCCAGTTCCGCCCCTTTGCAATTCTTCACCGATACTCTGGGTAATCCCTCGGCCGCTGTGGGGACTACTCTAGATGAAGTGCGGATTTGGAACGTGGTGAGGACTCAAACCGAAATCCAAACCAACATGGGGCGGGTGTTGGTAGGTAACGAAACAGGGCTCATCGGACTCTGGCACTTGGACGAAGGTAATGGCACTGCTACCGCCGACTCTAGCCCAACCGGTGCCAATGGGACTATTACCGGGTGTCAGTGGGTAGGGAGCCTAGAGGGAGACTCATCGATCGCCGGCACTCCTAAACCTCGCGCACTAGGGTTGAAGCGACAAGTTACAGGTAAGCTAGTAGACTCCCAGCACTTGGTATATCAACTCAATGACGGGAGCATGCAAGGGATTGACGCGGGCCGCGACTCCGGAACTACGTTTACACTTGGGGTGGATCTCGCCGACATATACTCCGCTAGTCCTGCGCCCGCGACATACAACACATGTCTGGCTAAGGGACTCGCTCGTCTAGGCTCCTCCCCCATAGGGCAAATCACGTGGGATATTCGTGGGGATAACTCCGGCCCACTTGGATATCAATCCACCGCCGCTGGTATCAATCGCAAGATTGCTACCCAGTGGGGCGGTAAGAACGATCCTAGTGATTTAGACGTAGCATCGTACTCCGCCCTCAGTAGTCTCCAGCCCGCCACCATTGGACTCTATTACGACTCTGATATAAACGTGGATGCAGCGATGGACGATGCCGTGAAGATGGCCGCGTGTTGGTGGAGTCCCACTCGCACTGGAACCATTACAGTTGGGCGGATCGATCCCCCTGAGAACCAAGTAGCTACGGTATCTCTCACCGCTGAGAATCTCGCAGACCCCGATGTAACCGGCACAGGTAGCTCAGCGACTCTAGAGATTGGGACACCGATTGGTGTAAGGGTTGGACACGTAATATTAGGTTACCGTCCTTATCAAACCGTTCTCACAGGCACCCAGAGTGCCCAGAGCCTATCTCTCGCCACCCGTAATGATCTTGCCCAACCATACCGATGGGTGTACTCAGACGACCCCAACGCGAGCCCCGATGCCGACACGCTCACGATAGTTACTGGCATCGATGATCCCGCTGCCGCACAGGTTGAATGCGATAGACAATTGGTCATGTGGAAGGTGGACCGGCGAACCCGAGTAATGACGATAGATTCCGGCATCCTCTCATATTACATCGGGACGGTGTTTAACGTTACATTACCGCGATACGACCTCACCTCGGGTAAAAACATGACGGCTATAGGCATCGCTGAGGACATGGGGTCCCAGAGTACAGGGGGCGGGATGAGTAGCGCACCCTCCCCCGATAAATTCGACGTTACTCTGTTTAGTTGAGAGGGTGAACGGTAGATTACCATGGGCAACGCATACCTTCTGAGTTCTAAACTATCCGACGCGGCGACGATTGTGGCATCGGATGCGGTAGGTAACGCGGGTGCGGCCAACCTGTTGATATCGCGTCCACGGTTGAAGTATCGCTCGATAACCGCCACCCCTAACTTGGTACTGGACTTTGGGGCTCCCACGACAATCGATACCGTAGTCCATGGGTTTATCAACGGGATGGCGGGTGACACGTTTACTCTCCGTATGGCCAGTGCCCAAGGTAAGCTCACCGATGGCACGGCAGAATTTAATGCGGCGGCAATCGCTCAACCCGTGTGGCCTGTAGGGAGCAACCTAGCCGCGTATGATCAGATGCATCGTGGATATAAACTCCCATCGGCTCAAACCCTCCGATGGGCTCGAATCGATTACGGATTCTCGGGTAACTCAGATGGATTCGTGGACATGGGACGGCTCATCCTCGGTAAGAGGATCGAGCCCAGTATTAGCGTTAAGGGTGGGTGGACCCCCGGTGGACTAGAGGCCATCGCGGAAACTGTGGACTTGAGTGGTGAAGAGAGCCCGCGTCAAATGGGGACTAAGAGAGATTTGCAAGCCACGTGGCACGATGTAACCCAATCGGAGATGAACGCGATTTACGAGATGTTGTTAGAGAGAGGGAGTGCTAAGGATCTCGCTATGGTAATTGACCCAGACTCTATCTACCCGATGAGTCAAACAGTAATCGGGCGGGTTAAACAGAAGTTTACATTCCCCCAGACGATTAATACCGGGAGTGATCCATTGGGTAGCGGTGGACGTAGTGGGCTACACTTTACTGTGGTGGTGATAGTCAGTGAAATGGCACCCTTGCTGATGAATTGACAATCAAGCCAAAATGTGCTATGGTCCTGCTGTGATAGACGCTGAATATCTTAATGGAGGCGAACCTGGTTTATCCCAGACTCTGGCCCCTTTGCGCCAATCTACCACTTACACGTATGGAAGAGATCTGCGATTAATGGCGTGTCATGTGATTGATTTGCTAGATAAATCTGGTAAAGCTAATTACTGCTCTAGAAAGTGTTTTGGCGAGAGTAAACGTGCCGGTATGCCTGGTCGTATTTATTGGAAGACCGCTATGGACAATTATTTTGTCAAATATGCTCGCAGGGGAATGGTGTTATCTGATATGGTTCCTGTGTTGTCATCGTTGACGGAGTTTGCAGGTATGCGTGTTACCGTCCCGGCTTTGAGACGAAGATACAATAAACTGAAAGATGCCGGCGTACTGTTACCTCAACTAGGAGAGTAAATCTGTGTCTACTGCTTACCCGATACTCTGTTTGGTTCAGACTAGCACAACTGGAAACAGTACCCCGTACAACGTAATCGAGACTAGCATTAAACCAGGGTATAGGAGCCTCACCCAAGCTACGTTAGATCTATCGATAACTTCAGGTCAACAAGTGTACTACATATGCCGCCAATCCAATGTAACCAACGGCCCTGCGTTGTTTGAATATGGTAAAGGCACTTGGGACAATGTCGCTAAAACTGTCTCTCGTGACAGTATAATCCAGTCCTCAAATGGCGGTAATAGCGTGGCATGGGGGGCATCGGTAAAGGATCTTTACGTTAGCGATGTGTCTGGTGCTCTATTTCTCCAAGCGGCGAATAATCTAAGCGATCTAGCTAACATCGCGGCGGCTAGAGGGGTATTGGGGTTGGGTAGTGCCGCTTTGGTTGATACTGCGGCTGTAGGAGGTAGCGGAGAAGCTGGCGAGGTACCACTACTAGACGGTGGAGGTAACATCCCCCTGTCGATGTTGGGTAATGCACCAGGAGCACCATTCCCTGCTGGTACCGCTCTCCCTTTCTATCAAGACTCCGCGCCCCCTGGTTGGACGATAACAACCGCTATAACAGACAAGATTCTAAAGATAACCAAAGGGAGTGCGGCTAGTGACACGACTGGCGGAACTAGTGACGGTGGTATTGGCGGATGGGATAACAGTTGGGGGATAACAGTCGCTGGCCATGTGCTAGGTGCTACGGAGGTACCTGTTTCGGTAGCTGGGACTGCCGGGTCTAGTGGCCCTCCCACTATCGCGGATCTCGTCACGTCTCAAGCCTCAGCCGCGCACGCGCACACGCTTTCTAGTTCCACCCAATGGAGGCCACCAGCAGCCTATTTCATCATTTGCACCAAGAACTAGGAAAGCGAGACATTACCGATGAGCGAGATAGATCACCCGTTCCGCAATGCCTTCAAATGCCGTCTGTGGGTTAAAGGAACCGCATGTCTGTGCCCTGCATGGTTATCAGTCACACAGGAGCACGATAAGTCCACTGGCGAACCGTCGAGCCACGTCACTGGGTGTGCGTTTCAACTACTCCCGTGGTTACTGACAGGCCCCATCGTCAAGTCATCGCAGGTATTAGATGAGGTAGGGGCAATGCGCAAGGACGTTCAACATGCCCAGAGAATAGTCGGGGATTTGAGCGTCCTTGCGAGGATAGGTGTAACTATGTTAGCAGCCGCCAGGGATTCGGGTAATGGACAAAATCTGCATCTCACCAAGCTCTTCTCCAGGAGGGATGAAATCCTGCCAGAAGATAATCGAAGTGGTACACCAGCCAGTGACAAGCGCCTCGCAAGTGGGGATCAAGCTACCGAGACACCGGAGCTGGACTTGGCCCCCACTAGCCGTATTGACGAACACGGCAACCTCGATAACGTTGCCACCGTTGCCGAAGAGGGAGATTCCCGCTACTCGTCCAGTGACGTAGATGCCAGGAGTCTGGGCGTGGGCGGTAGCGGTACTGGTGAGAGCGCACAGGGTGAAGATAGTAATGGCGATGGCGCGGACGGCGCGGACGGCACGGACGACGGTTCTCCTAGTCATGGTCATGGCTTGTTTCCTCCTTTGTCTATACCTTACAACCCCACACCATACGCCTAAAGGTGGCCAATGTCAATACCACGTAGAATCGTCCTCGCTCTTCCTCTCGCCCTAGCCCTGTTCGCCGGTATCCCCGCTTCCTCTCTCTGGGGCCAGATTTGCCCTCAACCCATTACTCTCCGCGCCGGTACATGTCTCGCTGGTACCACCTCATGCTCGACTAAAGGTAACACTCTCACCTTCTCCGATATGGACGCGAATCTTATAGATGTCGATGCCCTGTGTAACTCTCTCGTCCCTGCTACTCCCACCACTCGCGGTATCTCCGTCCAATCAATCACGTACAACGTCAAGGACCCAACTTACGGTGCCCTAGGTGACGGTGTAACCAATGACACCGCTGCAATCCAAGCAGCCATTACCGCTGCGGGTATAGCAGGAGGCGGTACCGTCTACATCCCCGAGGGCACCTATAAGATATCAACCCTCACATCTACCGCGTTGGGTGTGTACATCATGGGGGCTGGCAACAACGCAACCACCCTCACATCCACCGCCACCACCGGAGATATCATCGCATTTGGCAATATCTCCTCAGCCTACACTCCCTGTGGTGGCCTTCGTAACGTCGCGATTAAGTCCAGTGTCACCCGTACATCTGGCGCCGCTCTCACCATCGACGGTTGCCAGAATGGGTGGTTTGAAGGGTTATTCATCGCTCCCACCCACGGTGACGGTATCCATATCGCCCCTACCAACCATCTCGCCGCCAACCTCTTCATCCGAGATAGTATAATCAATCTCACGGGCAACGGGTTCGTAGGTATCCTAATCCAAGGCGGTAATGATAGATTCATTCGCTCCCTATCGATCGATGGGGGGCTCGGTACTGGTGGCGCTGCCATCGAAATCCAGAACTCTGGCGGTGATTGGGTCACTGACACCGAAACCGCGCGATTCGACTATGGGGTGTGGATCAACCCTGGTACAGGACAATCCGTCACTTGGGGCAACATGTATAACGTTCTCGCCGACACCAACAATATCAACGGGATTAGGATCGCGGCGACGGGCTCCGGGTCTATCTCTGCCGAAACGTTTACATCCGTCTGGACGAGTACGAATGGACCCGGAGTGGCGACAGGGCGAGGCATCTACATAGGTGGCGGTGCAGCCGGTCTAACCTTCATCGCTCCCCGAGTCATCAACAATGGCGGCCACGGTATCGAGATTGCCGGGAGTACTGGAATAACCATCTCGGGCGCACGAGTATCGAGCAACGGGCAAGCCGCGAGTAATACGTACGACGCTATCAACGTCAATTCCTCCGTTGGGTTCTTTAGAATCCAAAACAGCGATCTACCGGGCGCGGGCGCATCATTCTCCGCTGGCCAACGCTACGGAGTAAATATCGCTGCCGGCTCCGATAACTACATGGTAACGGGTAACGATTTAACCGGGAACATGTCTGGGGGGGTGTTCAATGCCCCTGGCCTCGCTGCCACCCGTAAGGTATGCGGTAATTTACCGTTTGACGCTACGTGTGTGGATCTCCCCCCATCCGCCAGCGTCACCGATGCCATGCTGGTCAGTGGGTATTCCGGGGTAGGCGCGTGCGGGAGCCATACATGGGCTAGCACCCTCAATCGTAACGCTATCCAAACCTGTACCCAACCTAACTACACTGATCTAACGGGGGTATTACCCAACCCTAGCGCATCCACCCTCGGCGGTATCGAGTCCCTAGCCGCTGTCGCGAGTAAATGGATTAACACTATTTCTACCAGTGGCGTACCGAGTGCAACCCAACCAGCGTTTACCGATATCTCCGGTACAGTGGGCGCGGGCCAACTACCCAACCCTTCAGCATCTACTCTAGGTGGAGTACAATCCTTGGCATCCTCGGCATCCAAGTGGATTAATCAGATATCCACGAGCGGTGTACCGAGTGCTACTCAGCCCGCTTTCACCGATATATCTGGTGTAGCAACTGGGGCACAGCTACCTAACCCATCGGCTACTACACTAGGCGGTGTTGAGTCCTTGGCTACCGTAGCCTCGAAATGGATTAACACCATCTCCACCTCCGGTGTACCAAGTGCAACTCAACCAGCATTCACGGACATTAGCGGTGCCGCGTCCACCGCTCAAATCCCTTCGGTGGTATTCGCATCCGGCACCGACACTGTAACCAATACTTCCACCCAAGTCCACATCACCAATACCGATGCGTCGGCTAACCCGCCATTCTTCTACTGTACCCACAATCGTAGTGCGGGGCCTCTCTTGGGTGGCGACGGGGTATGTGGATTATATGGGGATTTTCTAAACAGTGCCTCCGCTACTAAGGAAGCGTTCTACATCCACGGTAACGTTGTCAGCCCTACATCTGGCTCTGAGACGGCACAGGTGCTATTCGATGTCATGGGCGGGGGTGGTACGGTTGGATCGGTAGCGTCTATGCTCACGTTGGCGGGCGGCGCATCACCAATAAATACTCTAACGGGCCACCTAGTCTCTGGTGCAGTTAGCACTAATCCCACCGTGGCATGCACTGGCACCGGCACATCCCCACCCGCTCCATCTATCGCCGGTACCGATACAGCGTTTATTATCACGATGAACACTGGTACCGCGCCGAGTAGTTCCGGCACATGCACTACTACATTCGCGCACGCCTACGTAACCAATGCCCCCGTTATGGCGTGTATGCTGGTGTCGGGTGCGAGCGCTTGGGGGAATACGGCATCGTTGGAATTAACCACCGAGAGCGTATCCGCGCCGGTGTTGACATGGACTAATGCTGTAGCGGGGGTACTCGGGATACTTACAGGATCGTCAAGTTACAAGATGAGTTGTATTATCGTGGGTCGATAAGTTATTTCAACCAGAGGGAAGATGCCGCTTCTTGAAAGCGTTCCATCGCTCTCTCGCGGCAGCCCACTCTAGGCATAGGGGGCAATTGGCCCCATGTGTGCCCTTCTCGTCCCAGTGCATATGCCCGCGCCCTGCCTGCATTGCCGTCTCTGCGGCGGCAACTATCATCTCGGTTATCGTCACTGTGTCTCCCTCCCAACCATTCGCCGTGTCACCCTAGCCGCCTTCTCCCGGAGACTCGTTACCGCTTTATCCCGTGACGCCCTACCAGCGGTATAGCAAGCCAACCCATACGCGAGTATGAGGGTACCGAAGTAGACTAACTCGGCAGAGTGGAGTATGGTGATGATTGAGCCCATGGGAATTATCCTCCTAGTCATGTCTGACACTACCTCACGGGGAGAGTCCCTGTCAAGGACTCCCATTCGTCCACTACACCACTGCGGCCGCCGCTTGTGAAACTTGTCACAAGCTGGTCAGCACCGGGGCACGTGGGCGCGTCTTGGGGGGCCTAGACAGGGACCCCCTTCTGTGGTACGCTCCTCCTATGCCCCGCTCCAGCGCTGCCGCGACCCTCGCTCTCGAGCCCGAGCCCGATATTCTCTCCCTCTCTCTCGCGCGCGTACCACCCATCGCCTTAGCCGCTGCTACACCCGTGGCGGCTGCTGGAGCGGGCCATGACTCCCCTCTCTTGCTCATCGCCGAGCTAGACCATGTAATCGCGGAGATGACGTACCATGGGCTGTCCCGGGCCACGGGGTTGAGTCGGAGCCATATCACCGGGATACTCAAGGGCCGGCGGAATTGCACCGTGGCCTATGCGGAGAGGTTGGCGGTAGGACTCGGGGTGAGTACGGCTGAGCTATTGGCATACTCGGGGGCTAAGAGGGTAGGCTACCTGGCTACCTTGAACGGTGGCAGGGCTGGCGGTAAGAAGGCTGGTAAGGCTCCCGGTAAGTCCCGTCGTAAACGGGCCAGATAGCCCCTAGATAACTTTCTCGCCGTAACCAAAGTCTCAATGATGCCATACACTTACGAGGAATTGAGCGATTTGGGGGTTGAGGGTCCTTGACAGGGACCCTGGACGGGGGGTACTCTACACCCATGGTAACCACCTGGAAGGTTCGCACGACGCAGCACACCCGGACGCTCACCAACGGCACCAAGTACGTACATGCATACTACACCCCTATGTGGGTAACCGAGGGCGGTGTCTGGAACGTGTACCCCGACGTGTTCTCAGATCGCTCCCATGCCGCTCGGATCGCCAAGCGGCTTAGCTTAGGGCAGGAGATCGCATAGACAGGGGCGCCGGCACATAAGCCAGCCCAAGGAGAAGATGAGATGACAACCGCACACACCTCCACCATCTACCCGTTCACGTCTGTTACCCGCCAGTGGGAAGACTGGGGGATCAAGGTCCGCAAGATCGGGGCTAAGTCGTGGTCATTCGTGACTCCGCGTGGTGGCACCATCCGCCTAAAGATCCATGCGGCCCGCTTCACCAGTAACGCTGTTGCCGCTACTATCGTACAGATGACGAAGGACAACCCGGGATACGAGTTCAAGAAAGCTATCCTGTAGAGCACTCGTCTCACCACCCTCTCACGGTCGTACATACAAGGAGAGACACCATGCAAGACTATACGATTTACATCATCCCGGTAAAGACAGGTGTTCGTGCGCGCTGTGGTGGCCCCTACAAGGCAGAGACAGCGGAGGGCGCGCTAGATGCGTACTTCGCTGATTTCCCCGATGAGGCCCCATCCGCGGAGGGGAACGAGTATGACGAGAACGAGTACGATGCTGCGCCCGAGGTGCACTCATGAGCCCTGTCATCGGACTCCCGCTCCCGCCCAAGGTAACCCTCTCTCGCTACCAAGAGGCCATCATCGCCCGGGTGAGGGAGTCATCCACGCGAGTTATCCGCCTTGTGGTGAACGCAGTCGCAGGCAGCGGTAAGACCCACACTCTCAAAGCCATCTGCCGCGAGATCCCCTCATCCGCGAATAGCCTCTTCCTCGCGTTTAACAAGCATATAGCCGAAACCCTCAAGTCAACCCTCCCTCGCCACGTAGAGGTGAAAACCTGCCATGCGTTCGGGTTGGCCGCTGTCTCCGCGCACTTGGGCCGGGTGCAAGTCAACTCGGGCAAGTACAGTCAACTCATCTACGCTAAGACGAAGGAGATCGCAGAGGGCAAGTTCACTGCGGATAGCTGGACTATGGGAGAGATGAGCTTTCAAACCATTCGATCCACCCTCATGTCCCTACATCGTCTCGGTACCGCAAATCTGATCGATTTCTCTTCCACTGATGCACTCGACGCTCTATGCGCCCAATACGGTATCCAGTTGAACGGGAACCGGGCTACCATCTACGCGGCCATTCAAGCGGTGGTAGCGGATGGGTTGCGGCAAGCCCAAACGCAGAAGGTAGTAGACTTCTCGGATATGTTGTGGCTCCCGCATGTCCTCGATATCCGACTCCCCGCGCGGGATTGGATACTCATCGACGAATTACAAGACTTGTCAAGAGCACAACGTAGCCTTGCTATGCGAGCCACGGACGATCACACTAACATCGTAGGCGTGGGGGATCGCCGGCAATCGATCCAAGGTTTCGCGGGGGCAGATTGCGACAGCGTAGACAACTTCGTGGCTTGCACGGACGCGGAGGAATTGCCCCTCTCGATCTGCTACCGTTGCCCCGAGTCACATATCGCCCTCGCTCAAGAGATCGTCCCTGAGATCGAAGCCCGGGAGGATGCACCAGAAGGCGTGATTCAACACTTGCCTTACAGTGCCGTGTCCACCCATGTGCGCGTGGGCGACATGCTCATCTGTCGTACTACCGCCCCCCTCATCAAACTCTGCATCCACCTCATCGGCCGCCGTATGCCCGCGAAGGTTCGCGGCCGGGACATCGCCAATCAACTTACCGACATCGTAGCGGACGTGGCGAAGGTAGCGGGGTTTGAGTACCGAGGATTCCAAGGCACCCTGTCGGACTACCTCTCACGCAAGGTGGCGAAGTTAGAGGGCAAGCACGACAGCGAGCAAGCTATTGAGGCGCTTACCGACAAGTGCGATGGGGTGAGGGCGTGTTACGAGTCATTCACGGACGCGCGGACGGTGGATGAGTTGAGTAGGGCAATCGAGAACCTGTTTAGCGACCAGGACTCCGCGATAGTCCTCTCCACGGTACATCGGGCGAAGGGACTGGAAGCAGATCGGGTATTCATCCTGTGCCCCGAAAAGTTACCCCTAGTGTGGAAGGGACAGAGGCCAGAGCAACTAGCCCAAGAACTCAACTTGAAATATGTGAGTCTAACGAGGTCTAAGGAAACCCTAGTATTCGTGGAAAGTGAGAGGTGACTAAGTGATTACGATTACGTTCCCCGTTCCACCCGGTAAGCGAGTGTCCATCATCAACTCAACCCAAGCGTGTGTAGAGTTGACTGAGCGAGCGGATGATATCTTGGTGGAGATCACTAATTCCCCTGGTCCCGTTGACATGGCTGTCCATACCGAGCCGCTAGCGAGTAACATGACCATGGGCCAAGCTGGCGATGACAAGGGTATTTCTCTACTGAAACATGCCGCTGATATCGAGCGGATGATCCGAGAGGAAGAAGCTGGCCCATTCGCCGAAGAAAGCGAGAGGTGAGAACGTGAACCAAGCTAACCATACAGCCGCTACCAACGCGATTCGTATCGCTCTCTTGGGGTGGGGTCGCTCCGGCAAGTATGTGTCCCGCGAAGTATTCCTCTTCCGAGATCGTGCAAGGGGATGGCGCTCGATAGGTCAACCCATCGGTGACAAGATCGCTGAACTCTACGAAGCCGCTGCTGATGAGCGTGAGGCCGGCCTAGACCCGTGCAGATAGGCGTGGTATCCCATGCGCGATCACCTAGACACTCACGTAGCCGCACGGTTCCTATCCCGGTTCGGGCTCGCTATCGGGCTCAATGAACTACTCTATCTCGAACGGGAGATTACCTCGGGCTCCCATCGGTGTATCGGAGTACAGGAGGCTCGTGAGCCAGGCAACGGGAGTCCAGGTCACCGCGAGCGGCACATCTACTCTATGGCTATATCGATACCCGGGCGCACCCCAGTGGCTCTGTACGCAGTCTGGGACCCCGAGAGTAGGAGAGTGGTGAGCGTATTACCTCCTTCATGGGCCGTGCCCCACGGTAAGCTATGGGGCGATGGGGGTAAGGTACACGACGGTAGGACGAGTAGGAAGGACCCACGAGATGACGCGTACCAGAGGGAGCGCAGGCCACGACGGGAACCCATCAGACGGGGAGCGTAATTAAGTGTCTACCCTATATGTAGGACAAATGCCGACATAGAATGACCCTAAAGTGTAATGATTACATGGTATCGATGAGGATAAGGGCTTGACTCGGGGTAGATAGGGAGGTAGTATGACCTTGGATGAAGGTACTAGAGAGGAGATGAAGAGATGACCGATAAGGAACTGCGCGAATGGGATAGGCTGTCAGACCTCTGGGCCACAGGCAAGGCAACCAAGGCTCAGATGCTTCGCTGCTTGCAGCTTGACCGCAAGGCTGAGAAGGCGGCACAGTCATGACCCTTGCCCAAGCACTGGCCCACCTAGACGACTCCGAATCCCTCTCCCTCCCCGATCCGTGCGAGGACTGCCACAACAACGGTGGATGGTTCGACCGTGGCGTGTGGGTCGATTGCTCCTGTGTGCGGGAGAAGGCGGAACGGGACGAGCTAGCCCTACGTGACGCCGTGAAGGCCCACAACCGGAGGCATGGGCGGGATGAGACGTGGGACGGTGTACTGTGACCCGTAACACTATCCAGTTCACTGCAACTGATCCTAGCGATGGGGTGGTCTGCTGCCCTATTAGCCCAAGCCATCAACTCAGTGCGGATGCCCAAGTTGGGTGGTACTACTGTTACCAGTGCGGCAAGAGCTACTATGAAAAGTCTAGGTCCGTCCTCGTGTATGAGGTGACCTACTTCGACTCTATCCGCTCCCGCGCAAGTAAGCACTCGATCATGGTCCAGTCGTTCGCCAACCGATCCGACGCGGATGCGTTTGCGGACAAACACACCCTCTACGGTCGGCGCGCGAAAGTGGAAGAGGTGAGCAAGTGATCGGTTCCACCCCTGTCACTTGGCGCGTGCCGTCATCCTACACCGCCGCTCAACTGGTGCAGGCCGTCCAAGTGGCCAAGGCCCGTCTCGCGGCCGGGGTGTGCGATCGGTTCAATACTTCCGATTGGGCATCCGACCCCATGACCGTAACTGAGTACCTTGCTTGGTTCCGCAAGTGCCTCCACGAGAAGGCCAGTAGGGGGCAAGTGCGACACGGGCGTAAGCTCTCGGGGATCTACCAGCTTGAACTCTCTCGTGATGCCCAGAGGCTACGTGGACTCGGCAGCGGTAACCGTCTCGTAACCCCAGAGGTGCGGGCGCGAGTAGGGGATCATATCCACAGACACGTTGATGGCGCTGTGACCGTATGCCAGTGTCCAGAGAGCAAGTGCGTATGAGCCCGCGCGATCTCACGGGGTACACCAAGACAACCGCTAGGCACGGCGGCGAGTCGTGCAGCGGACACCCAGTCAAGACTTCGGCCGATCTCTACCGTACCATCGATGGCGAGCACTATGTCTGCTGGACAGCTGGCGATGGAACTCCCCTGAGAGCGGCACTCTACCGCCATGCTGGTGTTCGATGCTCTCGGCGCGGTAACGAGATATTCGTACATCACATGGATCAGCCCAAGGCTATAGACGTTGACCGGAAGTATGGGGCGGGGATGGGGTGGGCATGACTACTCCCACCCCCACCTCTGCGTGGATCTCCTCCATTGCCTACCGAATGGGTTACCTCGCTTTATTCCTGCGTTGTGAGGACATACATGATCCACCAGTAGCTCTTCTCTATGGGCCGTCTCTAGAGGATATAAGGCCGATCCCGTCATGGCTTCCCGGATTACTCGCCGCTGGCACGGGTAAGCGGTCTATCGGGCGCGCGTATAACACCCTGGTCAAGGGTAGGTACGCATACCAGAGGGTCGAGGGTTGGAAACAGGTTGCCGATCTACGGAGGATGATGCGTGATGAATAGGGACGCCATTCAACTTGGTGATATCATACAATCTAGAGAGTCGGGGGTCTGCGGAAGAGTGTATAGTGTGTTTCTCGGCGAGGGTAATCTCACCGTGGCCACTATCTTTACCGTCCCTAGACGCGATGATTCTCTGTCTGGTAACGACTACATTACTTTGCCTGTTGATGATCTGGTCGTAGTGGGTCGCACATATTAACCAGTTGAAGGCGATGATGGGAGGCATAGTATGAAAGTTACTAATTTCACAACCAACGAACGGGCGGCCATTGCCAACTTTCACCCTACAAGCACGTACATCATGCGAAAGTCGGCACTGCAAATGCTCTTACTCAACCATCCGCGTCCTGCGCTATGGAAGGGCGAGGAGTACAAGATCAAGTCAACGCATATCGGGGTAGGCGTCTACGAAGTTACCGGCGACTTCAATTGGAGAGGAGTGTAACCACCATGGCCACCGCGCGAGTAACCACTACCGTTGAAGTCCCATCCGTGTCCACCCTCCGCGACTTGAAGGCTCGCCGCGCGCTCCCATCTCTATGCGCGGCATACCGAGACTTGCGGGCTCAGATCAAGGCCCTAGAGGACTCCGCTAAGCCCATCGCCGCCGAGATAGCCGAGCATGCCGAACGGGCCGGGGTGGATAAGGTAGATGGCGAGGGGTGGAGGTTGAACAAGTGCAAGGGGAAAAAGAGCATCAGCAAGACGGCCCTACTAGAGCACGGAGTAAGCATGCTCACGATTGAGCTATCCACAACGGAAGGTGCGCCATATTACAAGGTGCTTGGGCGAGACGAGAAGGAGTAGCCCTGTGTCGCTCATCTGGTACTCCGTCCTCATTCTCCGCGCTATCGGGGTCGTCGTGGCCCTAGGCGCGCTCGTGGTAGTTGGCGTATTCGCGTGTGGAGTGGTGATGGGGGTTAAGGAAGTAAGGAGGATGATGTGGCGATAACCGAAACAGATGGCAAGGGGCACAACGAGATATCCGATCTACTTTCGGAGAGAGCTAGATTGCGGGCTCCTCTGCGTCGATTCATTGAAACTCATTTTAAGCTCCACAGTGGGGAGCCTGATTTCGATGCAGTGTGCAAGGAGATGGGGATAAGCAAAGTTACTCGTATCTACGGCAGAGGGGAATAGTGCTCCCCGTTGACCTTGGCCTGCCAGAGTCCCGGTTCCCCGGTTACCGCCCCGGACAGGAGCCCGCTATCCTCGACCTCTCTACCTCTGAGGCTCGGTTCGATCTCTTGAATTCTCCGGTTGGCTCGGGTAAGTCGCTAGTCAACATGTCCACCGCGTTACTCAAAGGCGACCGCGTCCTGTACCTTGTGAGTAACAAGGGATTACAAGCTCAGGTGGCCGCCGACTTCGGTTGCATCGGTATGGTGAACATATCAGGCCATTCCCACTACTCCTGTGCATCGTCCTCGCTTGACCCCGATACCGGAGACTTCGACGGGTTGGAATGCGACCGCGAACGGTGCGAGTATTGGCCACTAGTAGCCGCCGCTCACGCGAGTAATTCCGTCGTCACTAATTACGCGCACCATGTCACCATCGGCAAGTCTGATGATCCTGACCGATTGGGTAAATTCGATCTCATCGTGTTAGACGAAGCCCACCTAGCGCCTGATCTACTGGTGGACTTGCTATCCGTGCGGGTGTCCAATCGCGCTATCCATCGGTTACTAGGCATCGACACCCCCGCGCATACCGCTGATGTATCCGAGTGGGTTAAGTGGGCCGGTACTGCGGTAACTGAGGCCCGGGCGAAGTATAGATCTCTCCGGCGCGCCATTGACTCGCGAGGATACGTGGGAGACGATGGGAAGGAGCTAAGTAAGCTATCTCGCTTGGGGAAGGATCTCTCCCGCCTCGCGGCGAGTGTCACAGATGGCACCAAGTGGGTAGTGGCCGAGCATACCACTCGCGCGGTAAAGCTCTCCCCCGTGTGGGCCAACCGATACGCGGAACAGTGCCTATACCGTGGCATCTCCAAGGTTCTCCTATCCTCTGCCACACTATCTATCGATATCTGTAAATATCTCGGGATCGATTCAACGGTGCCAGGGCTCGCTTACTATCGTGAGGTGGAGAGTACATTCGATCCGAGACGGCGCCCGTTCTACTACATCCCCACTGTCCGGGTCGATAGCAAGATGACAGAAGGATCAATGAGACTCTTAATGAATCGGGTCGACTCGTGGATAGAAGGCCGCTTAGATCGTAAGGGAGTCATCCACTCCCGCTCATACAGGTATGCCAATGATGTAGTACGAAGAAGTAAGTACAAGGATATCATGTTACACCATAACACGGATACGGCGCGCCAAGTAATAAGTGAGTACATGGAATGTGAATATCCATGTATCCTTGTCTCTCCCTCTGTCGAAGAGGGTTACAACTTCGCCGATGACATGTGTAGACACAGTGTAATATTAAAGGTCCCATTTATCTATTCGGGTGATCCTGTGAATAGTGCGCGACTCGCTGAGGACAAGGGCTATCGTAACTATCTCGCGGCCCAGAGCATACAACAGATGGTCGGGCGCCACGTGAGAAGTAATTCTGATTGGGGTGAATGCGCAATTTTTGATACACACTGGGGAGATTGGTTCGCCCGCTCGGCTAAGTTTAGTAAATCGTTCCGTGCTAGTTGGCGACAGAGCGATAGGGTACCGCCAGCATTGAATGTCACATAAAAGGAGCAGGCCATGCATATCACTGATCTAATACAAGATGTAAAGAAGCGAGGATTAGGCATGTGTTTCAACTGCCGCAGAGTAGTTGATTCCTCGTATTACTGTCTAGGGTGTCATGCGTACATCTGCGATCAATGCGAGATCCCCGACGCCGCCTCCGTTGGTGCATCTGTGTTCGCTCCACATAACCCGGGCGATCACCTTATCCGGTACACTGAGACGGATAGCGGGACACTAGACCCTGCGATGCCCCCGTTATCGGATATCCTGAGTGCGCCGTGCCCTGTCACCTTGGAGGAAGTGCAGGCCCTCAAGCGCCGGCTGGGACTCGGGGGCACTGCATCCGCGCCTATCTCAGCACCAGCAAGCGATCTAAAGCCGGGAGAGGCCGGGGCGGATGGGCTTGACTCTGATGGCAATTGTGGGTGGACCCGGACCCCGATCCGTGGCACGACGGGGGCAACGGATGGCCTTAAACCTCTCGCTCGTGGCCGCTGGCCGCAGGAAGTCCTTGACAGGGACCCCCGACTTGCGGTAGTCTGGGCGAACCGTGGCACCCGGAAAACGTGAAAGGTTACAACACTACTAGGTACGAAAGGAATTACATCATGGCTCTAGATCGTTTCAACTGTGTGCTTATCGTAGCCAACCGTCAACCGGGCAGTAAGATCGCTGTCTGTAATGCCAGAATGGAAAGAAACTCGGGCGGTAACTGGGTCCAGTACTCCGACGCAGAGAAGTTGCGTGCTGAGCGAGACGATGCCATCCACGATATCGCCACCATGTGCAATACTCCAACCGAGCACACTTACCGCAACCTCTACGAAGGTGAAGTCAAGAAGGTGGATCAGCGAGATAGGGAGATCGCTGATTTTCGTAAGGAGTTTCTACGGTTGCAGCGAGAAGTAGATACGGCGTGTGGTGAAGTATCCCGATGGCAATCTGAGTTCCGGCGTATGGCTCAATCCTTCGCGGAACTCAACGGGTGGAATTACGACATGTCAGCAGCACCCCACGGTCCCGAATTGGTCGAATTGGGTTGCATCTACCCTGTGATTGCTCAGTGGAGCATAACCCACGAAGATTGGATCTACGCTGGCTCTGGTATCACGAGAGATGGCATAGTCACTCTCGGCAGGATAGTGGGTAATAGACATATTTGGGCTTGGCGCCTCGCGCATGTACCACCTCAACCAGATTCAATCTAATCCTTGCCGGCCCACAATGGCTCCCGGCGATTGCAACGTAACCAGTAACCAGTAACGTGCCCCCTTGTGGGCCAACTCGAAAGGCAGGTACGATCACTCTATGAGTCCAATGGCAGCGAAACCCTCAGCGAAGCCATCCCCTTCATCCCCTCCCCCCCGTCGATTCGTCTCCCTCGACCCCGACAAGATGGTAGAGGGTGGAGGCGGACTCCCCACCGGATTCATCGGAGAAGTCGTCGCCCTCTCCTTCATCCCGCACAACTACCTCAACAAGGCCGGCGTGAGTATGAGCCAAGGCAAGTACTCGCTCGCGGTCATGGCGGACATCCTCCCCGATGACAACCAGGGAGATAACCCAACCCTTACCCCCGCGAACCTCACCCCAGACGGCTACGTGCGGACCTATCTCGGTGCGGGCTCCCTTACTCTCTTCGTCCCCTCGGATGACGGGGTGGAACCCAAGGGAGCGGATTGGGCCGGGTACGAATCCCTTGCGAAGGGTGAGCCCAACTCCTCCGTCGAACCGGACGAGGTACCCCAGTTCTCCGCGTTGTATGTGGCCCCCACCCCCGCTGTATTGGAAACCGCCAAGAAGAAGAGTGGTGAGGATGAGTACGGTAACCCCAAAGTCTACCCCGAGATGAGCAAGAGCACTAACCTGTCCCATTGGTTGCAATGCGCCAAGGATGCAGGGGCTAAGGAACTGGTGGAGAGCGCCCAGTCTCTCGCGGATCTCGTGGGGCTCTACGGCCGATGGGACCGGGTTCCCCAACACACGCGGGATAACCTGGACGCGGCCAACAAGGCGGCGAGTGGCGGGGGAGATACCGGCGCCCAGACGCGAGCCAAGGAAATCCTAGTGCTGACTGAGGCCATGGTGAAGAAGGGTGGTACGGGAGCGAGTAAGGCCGCCGCTGCCAAGCCCAAGGCCGCTCCTGCCAAGAGCGCGCCCACCACTCCCGCCGCTGCTGGGGAGGCTGCTGCCGCTGCTGAAGGTGGCGACGGTGGCGATTTCGAGGCCCGTCTGGTAGCGGCCATCGTCGCCAAGGCCGCCGCGAGCAAGACACCATCCGCTGGCACCATTGAACGAAGCAAGCTTCCGGGTTCCTTGCTGAGCACGTTCAAGGAAACGGGGGAAACCAATCAACTCCTCGCCCATACCGGCAAGACTCCCGCAGCGTTCGCTTGGTTGGCCGAGCAGACGGATCACTTCATCTACGACGCCGACGCTGACACGGTAACCGCAGTCTAAGGCAATTACTCTCTCGGCGGCTCGGTTTCCTAGTGGCTATATATCTGTGCGACGGTGCCATTGACGTGAGCCGAGCCGCCGAAGTGGTCTATGGTTGATAGCGTCAAAGTACACGGCTTGTACCTATTGGACGGTTGTGTGCATTGCTTGGTTAACGGAGATAACGGTAAACCTTTGAATTGTAAGGTGGACGGTATAGTACAAGTCATAGAGCAGATATCCCCCAATAGATTGCTGGTTGTCATGACACGCAATAACACTGTTCATAAAGTTAAACTATCGTCCCTCCGTATGATAGCCTGCGAAATAGGGCAAGTCTCCTAAATGCCGATCTCCTCTACGCGTCCGGATATCCGTTTAGTGAGTGAAGGTATACCCGACTTGTGCCCGATGACTAATCGCTCTCCGGGACTCCATCTGAGCACCATCATCAATGATCTATGCATCCGACTCGGCTACTACAAAGAACGTGAACGGGATCACCTAGATATGACTCGCATGCAACTCGGGTGCGCCCACGAGGAAGCAATCATCTCCCGGTATGCGAGGACATATCCCGAGAGGTATATCCAACCCGGCGAGGTGCAGGCAAGCGGGATCTACATTACCCCGGACTTACAGGATATAGAGGATTGGGCCGCGGAAGAAGTTAAGTTAACATGGATGGGGGCCGTCACTGATCCACTCGCGGAAAAGTTGCGTCGCTACTGGTGGCAGATCGCGGGCGAGTGTGTAGGGTTGGGAACCGATATAGGACGGCTAAATGCCACGTTCATCAATGGGGATTACCGGAGCGAGCGCCGCCCGATCAATCGAGTCTGGGAGAGACGGTTTAGTAAGAGAGAACTGAGCGAGACATGGGCCATGTTGGTTAACCACGGAAGTAAGATAGGGGGAAAGTGTAATGCGTCGAGTTATCATCGAATCCCCTTACTCCGGCGACACTGAGCGGAATGTCACTTACGCCCGTCGATGCCTACTCGACAGCTTGAGCCGTGGCGAGGCCCCATTCGCGAGTCACCTTCTTTATACTCAAGTGCTAGACGATAGTAAACCCAGTGAACGATTACTCGGTATGGAATCAGGGTCCGCGTGGTATCAAGTTGCCGATGCGGTAATCGTGTACCGAGATTTCGGAATCAGCGCAGGTATGCGAATTGGTATACAGTTAGCTGGCAAATTGGGCAGGCCGGTAGAGTACAGAGAAGTGGGGAACGGTTAACCCATGTCCCGCGATTGGCTAGACTCCGAATCCCAGTTCTTGTTTGGTAAGTACGGGCCTAAGTCCGGTCACCCTGGCCGCACCGTGCGAGACGTACTCCGCGAGGACTCCGGCCCCGGTTACATTCGCTGGGCGTTGGACAACAGCGACGACATGAGCGATGGCGACCGGGAAATCCTAGAGAGTTACTTGAAGTTCAAGGGGAGAGTATAACAATGCCAGTAACCAAGACAAGTGGCCCGAGTCCATCTAATGTTCCTGTGGGCACTAGCGGTGGCGATGGTATCGGCGGGAGCGACTTCACCGTGCTATCTGCACCCCGAAAGCAATGCGTGGCGTTGATTTATGGCGAGGTTAAATCGGGCAAGACTACCTTTGTTACTCGCTATTGCCCCGACCCGGTGGCGTTTATCAACTTTGATCAACGATCCGATTACGCTGTAACCGAAGCCCTACGTATGGGAAGAAAGATACTCTATGTCGGGGTCAACTACGCCGCGGACGACATTACTAATCTCGACCATGCCAAGGCGAAACAACTAGGGCAGGCCGCCATCGCCAAAACTCTCCGCAATCTCAAGTGGGCCGTGGCCGAGAGTAAGAAGGGGAATATTAAAACCATTTGCCTCGACACTGGCACCGAGTACGATGAGATATTAAAGCTGGCCGTACGCGGGACATTGGAAACGGTACAAGGCGACTTCGGGCGATCCAAGAACATGATGAATGAGCAGTGGAAACGGATCTTTGACATTGCTCGCGGTGGTAACGCTCACCTAATCATACTCGCTCGCATGCAAGAGGTGTGGGTAGGGAACGCGCCAACAGGTAGATTCACAGCTCGGGGTAACGATCAGATGGAAATCTTGGCGGATTGGTCTGGGCATATCCGGGTGAAGCGGAAGAGGAAGGACCCTCCGAAGTTTGAATTGGAGATTGTCCGGTCGGGAGTTAACATAGCAGAGATGGGGAACATTTATACTGAGGATGAGTGGGCGGAATTAGGCGGTCCGTTCGCGTACGCATGTGTGAATCAATACCCTGATTCTGAATTGGGGGACTGGCAATGAGAAAACGGAGAAAACGCGCCAAGTCATTGCAAATCTTGGAAAGGATGATACGCACTCGATTAGAGCAAGAGAGAACAGAGCAAAGAGCGGAGCTTGAAGCGTGTAGATTGTTCATGGAAAAGAATGTACTACGTCCAATGGTTGACAAGTTGATCGAATCTGGCGCGATACCCAAGACAAAAGAACCATATCGGATTGAATGGGACGATCTACCTTGATACTGTTCGACGATAGATTAGGCTCTAGCAAGTACGGTGGCGACCGTATCCGGGAGTTGCTATCCCTCCCGCCGCTCTCTACCTGCGCCGAGCTAACCCGGCTGGAATCTGGCGATGTAGCATTCACCGGGAATGGTGAGAGCGGGCCTATACTTGTCGGAGTAGAGTTGAAAAGTATCCTCGATTTAATTGCCTCACTCGACTCCCACAGGTTACAGGGAGCACAGTTACCGGGCATGATCGAATTCGGATATGACGTGAGGTGGTTGCTCGTGTACGGGAGCTATCGATCTAACCCCGCAAACGGCAACCTTCAAATACGCAAACGAGCCACCGGCACAGGTAAGGCACAGTGGATCGATTACATGTTAGGTAAGCGAGCCGTCCCGTACGGATTCCCGGAAGC